TCAAATTTCGATTTTTTTCCAACTAAGACCCCTATCATCCTGATACATTCTGGTCATATCCATTGATTTGTGTCCTAAAAGCTGGTTAGCGAACTCATTTGATTTTTCATTCCCATACACTCTGGATGCTAGGCTTCGGATTTCGTGGAACGTCGGCGGAGAACCCTCCCATGACAAACCACTTTTGCTTCTGGCTAGTGAAAAAGCCTTACCAATTGTTTTATCTGCTAGCATATCACCCTTCTGTGAAACCAGCACGAATTCCTTTCCGTTCAATTCATGCTTGCATCTATCTAGCACTGATTGCAAAGTTTTATTAGCTATATTATTTGAAATGGTAAGCGGTATTGCTATTTTAGTTCCTGTTTTCTCTTGCTCTATCCACAAGAAACCATCATGAACATCATCCCATTTTAATTTCCTTATATCACCAGAACGCTGTCCTGTTAATATAGCCAAATCCATGCTCATACTAACCCAAGGCTGACAGTGCTCTACTGCTGTGTTGTATATTTGAATGTAATCACTTTCTGACATCCTAGTTCTAGCTATTTTATTCCTTGGAACTCTGGTTGCTATTACGGGATTAAAATCAACAACACCATCCGACATCGCTTCGTTAAACATATCTTTGAGAATACTACGCATCAATCTTGCGGTAGTTATATTCCCATCCGAAACAATATTATTTATATAATCAGCAATATCTTTAGTTTTTATTTCACTTAAAGGAACATTGTTGAAGCTATTTTTTATCCTTTTTAACCGTCCTTGGTAGTCATCTAGGGTCTTTTTCTTTAAATCACGGAGGAGTATAATCTCACCAAATCTGTCTATCCAATCATGAAATTTTATTGCATCGTTACTTGCCATTCTGTTTATTAATGATTCTTTTTTTCCATAAATAAACAAGTTAGCCGAGATGGCTTCATTTACCGCCTCGGCTTTATTTCTTCCTATACCGTATTCAATGCCGGTTTCGGGGTTTCGGTAGCTGTAATATCCTTTTCTACAATATAGGTTAGGTGGTAGGTGAGCGTTTTTGGGACTTCTGTTTCTTGCCATCTGTCTCAATCCTTTTTAACAGTTTGCAGTTTTTATTTAATAGAATGCTTGGGTTAAGATTTTCGTAGTTTGTTATTTTTTGTGCGGATGGGTGTATTAAATATTGATATCCGTCAAATGTTGGAGCTGGGTATATTTTCCCAGCGCTTATCCACCGCCTTATCGTTTCATCACTTCTTCTGTGCTTTTTTGCGAATTCTCTGACTGTTTGCATTTATGCGCCTCCGTTCTTCCTTCTATATTGCTCATAATCATCCCCGCAATCTTTACTGCAATATGCGCTATTTGGTGCTGCTGGCATTTCTTCACACCAGATGCACATTCCATTTATTGATTTAGTTACTGGCTGGCGATTTGATAATGCTGTTTGAATGTGTAATTGCTCTAGTTCGTTTGCTGAGTCGATAATATCCATAATTACGCCTGTCCTGTATCAATCAAGTAAATTAATATGCAAAGAGCTATTAGCCCTAAGAATTGAGTAAATGTCATAGGCCACCTATGCTATTTTCCATTCATTTAATATTTGATTGCCGATATTTAATAAATAATTTCTATTTACAGTATTGATTATTCTGCGAGGAGTTATATAAGGTCGCCATATTAAAAGCATTGAGCCTTTATTGTTTCCATTAACAGACTTCTTTGTTTCAGCATTAATGAAAGATATTCTACCTCCTGTAATTTGCCTAACTTCATCAACTGTTTCTAATGCTGACTCATACCAACCAACAGAAGTATCAGCAGGAACCAACATAACTATAGGCTGCAATTGTTTTTTACATTGTTCAGCGGCCTTATTAACCCAAGGCTGAATTTCACTGTACGGGGGATTCACCCAAATAGCCCCGTAACTTTCCCAATCGCAATTTAACGAGTCGTCTTTTTCGGTGAGGTAATGAGAACAGAGAGCGTTATTTTTATCGGCTGCGGCATCTAAATAAAAACCGAATTCAGCGTCCAATGCTGTAAATAAAGGTAGGGGAGTTTGCCATCTATCACGCAATTCCTTTTGTGTGTGGCTACCTCCGTAGTCAGCCTTCATTCTCCGCATCCTTCATTAGTAGAAATAATTCCATTGCTGCGCGTAGTGGATTTTTATTTACTGAGATAAAGTCATAATCAAGACAGTCAGCCGTCCATTTATTAGAATGGTACATTGGTGATAACCCTATTTTATTTTCAATAATAATCGGCATTGCATCGGCTGGGTTGTTGCAGGGATTGAATTCACGCCACTGCTCTTTATTGCTCATCCTTGTAACCACGCCGTACCTTGTGACTTCGTACGCCAGCCCTAATTTTTCAGCAACCTTTTTATTAATCTCGAAGTCAGATAGTTCGGTGTATTTATTCATTGATTAATCCTTCACAGTTATCTTGTAATTACCTGCGTGTGATTTCTTACCGTACGCTGTTTTTCCATCACCAGTAGCCACAGCTAGCGCATTAACATCTGGTTTATTACTGATAATTGTTTTTGCCGCTTCTAGAGCAAATAAATACTCATTATCTTTACATTCAATTGTTATTTTCATTATCTCATTACCTCACCACAAACTATCTCAGCATCCCGCACCTGCATTATCTGCATAGCGCGACTCTCGCATTCTTGCTGTGTGTATATTTGTTCCGTGATAGGCACAGCAGAACCCTGTATTAGCATGAGTAATACATATCCGATTATTAATTTCATTTATTATTGATATTGCTCTTTGGCTTTTTGTTTTTCTTTTTTAGTGAATTCTTGGTAATTCTTGTTATTAGCTTCATCATAATATTTATCAACTCTAAATATCATGTCATCATCACGATTAACAAGGTTTAGTCGAATAATTAAATTAGCCACATAGATATCATCTTCTCCATAATGATTCCAGGCAAAACTTTGAGTTTCTCCATCTAGAGATTCGTAGCTAATTAAATATTTTTTTCGCTTACTCATTTTTTATTTTCACTCCCTGTCTATTTAACAATTCAGTTGCTTCTGTGATAGCTCTGTTATACCCAAAAGCATAACTATTATTTTGTGATGGGTTAGGTTCTTTAGTTGGCAATTCAACCTCCAAACTCTCGCGTGATGCTTGCCAGCCTAATTGAAATCCAGCCCATAAAGAGAATTTCTGGCTATCATATCCATGAGTATTTTCAATAAATACGGTTTGTTCTTTATATAGCTTTTCGAATACGGCACGAACATCATCTAATTTATCCATCACTCCACCTTTTAATATTTGCAATTGCTAATTCCATTTTATGACGTGCTGATGAATTAGAAGAGTGAACAATAATTTCAGGCGCATTAAATCCGTTTAAATAAACCTGTTCTTCTATCCACAATAAAACGTCATAGCCTGTACCTCTCTCATCATCACCTAAATCATGGTCTAGGCTAATCAGGTCAACCTTGCAAGTTTCCAGTAATTTAATTGCTTCATTAGGCCAGTAAACACGCACAAATCCTTCTGGCGTTTGGCGCTCGTCGTCGAGATAGACTTTCATATTTATTCATCTTATTGCATCTATTTAATCGCTAGGATTTAAACGTTTCATGGTAAATATTTAATTATCACCTACACTTAAGCCCGAAATAGTAGTTAACAGGCTGTGTAACTTTCGCCGATGCCCTATGCGTCGGCATTTTTTATCTAGCTTCCTTGCTAAATTCCATGCCTTAACTATTCTTAAACTGCATACACAGATAAATTATAAGCTTCATTCCTGCACGTCCCCTTGCCGTCCGCGCCGTGGCGGCATTTTTTATTCATTGCATCCCTGCGAGTTAAATTAATCTTCTGTTAAATCAATAACATCATCAATAACACTTTGCTTAACTGCGTAATAACCATCTTCACCATTGAGCGTTATTTCTTCCGTATTGGTGTAGATGCTGATAATCGCTTGTTTCAATTTCGCGTTTTCTTCTTTCAGTTGGCCTATCTGCGTAGCCAATTCAATTTTTTGTATCTTCCGCTCAATAGTCATATCTATCTCCTGCTTGCATCCTTGCAAATATTCCCTGAGCTATTTAAATTGACGATCTATTTCTTCCGCTGCTTTATTTTCGTAATAATCAAAAGTAACACTTTCTATTAAGTCGTCCTGCTCTCGTTCGGATAATTTACTAAAGTCTTCTTCTGAAATAGCTACTGTTAAAATAACTTCCTCGTTTGTGTCTGAATCTCGTATTGTTATGTTCATGGTTATATCCTTTGGTTAAATCACATAGGGAATGATCAGAAGGGGATATCGTCAATCCATTCCCCGTCTGTACTTTGCTTACTCCAGTCTGCGGGCTGAGCTTGCTGTGGCTGCTGATGTTGTCGCGCTGGCTGCTGGTCTCTGGCCTGATTATTGCCACCGTTACCGCCTAGCATTTGCATTGTTCCACCGACATTAACCACCACTTCAGTTGTGTATCGGTCTTGCCCGCTTTGGTCTTGCCATTTGCGCGTTTGCAGCGAGCCTTCAATATATACCTGACTTCCTTTTTTCAGATATTCATCTGCAATTTCGGCTAATTTCCCGAAAATTACCACGCGATGCCACTCAGTTTTTTCCTTCATCTCACCAGTTTGCTTATCACGCCACGATTCCGATGTGGCTAGTGCGAGATTCGCTACTGCGCCACCATTTGGCATGTACCGAATTTCAGGGTCTTGACCTAGGTGACCAATGAGGATTACTTTATTTACTCCGCGACTAGCCATTGGTTCCTACCTCCTCAAACTCGCCTTCAAATACTGAGGCGTTTTCCTGATCGATATTAGCCTCTGCTTTTTCATCAAGAATTACCGCTTTCTGCATTTCGATAGAGACTGGCAGATATTTAAATAAGCGACGGATAACGGTTTTCTTCGCCATTTCTTCCCAGTGAGAGACCCATGGCCCATTTTGACCAGCCTTGCTTGATGCTCTGACTTTCTCAATTTGGTTATGCGTCATAACTTCAAACTGGACACCGCCATCTTTCAGCCTTGCGACAGCGTAAACGTGTGTAATTGGTGAGTCCTCATTTTCACCCGGTACGTGCGTTAAGTTTTCATTCAGTCCATACTCAAAGTGGAAACTATCACCTTGCCTTACCGTTCTGGCTGAAATGCTGATTATTTGATTTGAGCGACGGGCTAGATCAATCATTCCTCGGTAGCCAATGATTAACTGCGCGTCAGTCCTAACTGTTACCCACTGATTACCTTGTTTTTGTCTCTTATCAAAAGGCAAAATATATGCATGACCTAAAGCATTGCCAGGTTCTAATCCGAGTTGTGAACACTGTACTACTGCGCCAATAAAGCTCTGCATATCACAATTAGCTAACTCTGGCGTTTTTCGAATCTCTGTTGTCACAATGCGGATCATGCGGTCAGGAGTCATGTGGCGAGGTAGGGCTGCTGCTAGCTGAGCTTTCATGCTTGGTTTATTGATAAACTCAACCAACATCTGATCTTTGGTTTTTTCTTTTACTTCTGTACCTTGTATTTTTTGTAAGTCAGCTTGAGCTAATGGTGGGTTACTCATTCCTTAATTCCTTAGCCCAATAGGGCAGTGATAATGTGCGTATGCCTGCCCATTCATCCGTTTTTAGGCATTCTGCATACGTTCTTAAATTTTGTTTGTAGGTTGTTCGACCAATATCTTTTGCTTGTTGGTCTAAATTGAAAACTCTAACGGGGTATCTACCGCAGTCGATAGTCGTGCTAACAACGAGAAAGACAAAAACAGGGGATTCGCCTGTTAATGATTTATATCCATCAGAATAAAAAGAGTCCTGTACGTGATACCGATACTCGTACATGGAGCGATCGAACCGCTGAATATCGGCTGAGCTTTTTACATCAACAATCCAATGATGCTCTTGAATGAGTTTATCTGGCCTGCAACGACAAAGAATGCCCGTATCCTTGTCTTTCCAATAGATGCTGCTTTCAGCGATTCCTTTCGCCTCCAAGCACCATCGAGCTATTGGGTGAGCCATTGTGCTATCTTTCATGAGTGATAACTTCCTGTTATCTTCATTGGTAATTGGTGTGATATTTTCCTTTTCACACATTTCAAGAAATTCTTTTTCTTGCTCTTTCCCTGCATTGGTTCTACGATTTACTTTTGGTGCAATCCTAAATCTTTTTTGAAATTCATCAGGCTCAAGCAATAAGCAATGAAGCGCGGTTCCAATTTCCAGCGGTTTTATTTTTTCTTCATCAACTGGCGCATTCCTTTGCCATATAAAGTCCGCTGGAGATTCATTTATAAGGTCCAACTGCGATTTACTTATACCTAATCCATTATGGTAGTCCTCATTTGATATGTTGTAATAAATTCCCTCTTTCACATCATTCGAGCCTCTTTCATTAGTGATTTAATAAACTCACTTGCTCGATCCTGAGCTTCATCATATTCACTGTCAGTCCATTTATCAGTGAGCGTGCTTCCTAGCATTTCCATAAGTTCGTGAGCTTGTTCTGCTATGTATGCGCTTTGTTCATCCTGCCAAGCAGCATTTTCTAGCCGAGCTTCCTCAATAGCATCTTGTGTTGCATATGCGCCCATGCTGCGTCCTTACGTGAATGCGTATGACCCACGAGTGTTAACTTGATGTAAGATGAGATTTGTCTTTTCGCATTGCTGTTTAAATTTCCAATCGGAAAACAATAATTCGACTTGTTGCTCAGTCATTTCAGACTCGCGTAGTAGTGCGAATATTTTCTGCTTTGCGTGTTTCTGCTTTGCGTTCATTCTGTACTCCGTATGCTGTTTTTAATGTTTCGTTTGCTTCACTCCATCCATTCTCATCCTTGAGATAAAGGGCAATTCCAGCTTGTGATTGAGCTAAACAAAGTTTGTATTTATCAATATTCATGCTTACCTCTGGATGTGCGAAACCTGCGCTAATCTTTCGATAGCGATTGTTATTAGTTGAAAGTGTTCTGGTGTTGGTGCGGTGGGTTACTGCTGACCGAGGGCTTTTGTGATTACAGCGTCAACGATATCTAAATCATCGTCATCATCTGGTTTATAGCTTGCAATTTTATTGCGAAGTCTTATTAACTGCTCTAATAACTCTGGTGCTGCTGCGATTAGATGGGCGTTAGCATCTATTGGTGATAGTTGATCAGAGTCACCTACAAAAGCGATATACTGACCATCGTTACCGAATATAGAGTAACCGCTACAGTTTGGTCTTTTGTCATGACATCGCCACGGCGCTGGCGTGTGCTTAAATTCCATATCACCCCCGCGCCTTTAACATTGCATCTGCCATCTCGTAGGCGATCGTTGCCACCCATTCAATATGTGAATCTGGTAGTTCGTCGATTATTGCGGTATTGGTTAAAATCCCATTCATAGCATTAGCCGCTAGGTGATCTCTAAAAGAGATATCAGTTAACATCAAATCAGGCTCTTTGCCATCTGGACGCCACAGTAAATCATATTCGCCGTTAGCATCGAAGCTTGTTGCTTCATATCTCCAGCGGTGGCCTTTGTATTCGAATGTTTCATTTAAGCAAGAGTAGTGATGTCTATCTTTCGGGAATCGTGCCGCCATGTACTCCCCGTGCTCTGGCGAGTCTTTATATACTTTCAGTGTTATTGCCATACTCCCTCCGTTATTCCCTATAGATACTCAAGTTCCCAAGTGGGGTGATAAATATCAGCATAATCATCGCCATCCATTTTTATTTTTAGATTCCCTGCATGGGTTCCAACTATTGTTCCTTCTCTTGAGCCATTACCGAAGGTATATCGAACACGGTCACCTTTTTTGATGTTTAAGCCGTAAGTCTCATTTATGTAATCGAACATATTGTTTCTCCGTTATTAACTAAACACGATGCTAGTTAAGCCGCTTTTTCAGTTGGTAATCCGATAATTTCATTTAGTTTTTCAACTTTAAGTGCGGGCAGTTGAATCGATGCCTTTTCAACATCTTTCGGTAATAGCTCTTTAGCTTCAGGCCAGATGGTTAATAGGCGTTTTACTGTAGTTACTGAGTTTAAAGCCGCTGTCACGTTTGCTTTTACGTCTTTAACTTTATTGGTAATATTGCGTTTTTTATCTTCAAGCTCTGAGAATTTAATACTTAATGGATGATCCGCTGCAAACAGGCACTTAGAATCACATGGGGTTAACAGGTAAGTATTATCTCCATTTTCTTTTTTGCCGTACTTCAACCAAAGCCGCATTCCACCAAACGATGCGTAAAGGCGGTGTCTTAGAGCGTAATGAACACCAATGTTTTCATTTACTGATTGGCGAAGTTTTTCTGCAATCTCAGCAGCCTTGCTATATAAGCCATCCATTTCTTTGGCTTTACTTTCACCACCAAGCGCTTCAATGCGAACCTCTAAAGCTAGCTTGTTATATTCGATGTCTAATTCTTTATCCTGCTGGATAACGCCAGATTTTTCTAATGCGTTTTGCGTGATAACTTCTTTTAATCTATTTGTTAAACGTGTCATATCTCTATCTCCTATCTATTAATCAACTCACCACAGCCCACAGAATGGACTGTAATTAGTTAACTAAATGGTTTTCTTGGCTGAAAGTTGAATCTATGCCAACCATCGGTTAATTCTATTTCCTCGTATCCGTCATTGCCTTTATGGTCTGCTATTCCAAGTTCTACAGCATATGAGTGTAGATTGTGACGACGTTTTACTTGCTCCATACCTATCCAGTTCAGATCCGAGTTGTGTTTCTGTGCTTTCTTTGGTGTCAATTCCAAGCTGTTAACAGCACTTAATTTTTGCTGGCGAATAATGTCTTTTTTCATGTCTCGCAAGATGCTAATCATGCGGTCTATGCGTTCAATGTCGTTCATATAAGCCTCGTGTAAATTAGTTAACTGTGCCTGCTTTTAACCACGTCAGGCGAGGTGGTTCCTTACTTTCCACAGTCAAGGAAAATTGATATATTGGTTATTCCACAGTCAAAATAAGGAAGTTTTTTGTATGTATGATGCTCTTGACCCAAAAAGAAATCCTGAGCAAGCAGCTTTACAGGTAGTGATTGAATTAATTCGAGCGGAAAGAATTGCAGCACCGCAATCCAATGGTGAGCGGGTTATTAAAATATTTGATGACTTGAATGCTCACTTTAAATCGTTGTCAGCATTGCCACCGGTTGATTTCGAGCCTGATGAGTCTCCCTTCTGATAAAGCTCACAAAAAGCATCTCTAATTACAGAGGCCAGCTGCATAGCTTGGTCTCTTTCACCGCCTGATTGACAAATTACATATTCACGTAAACATCTGGCTGCTTCTAATTGAATCTGGTCTGGTAACATTTCAAATTTCATTTTCTATCTCCTATTTATCTCGACATAATATGTCACCTCAAATCTTATTGTTGTTTAGATGACATACTTCCATTCGCAATGATTGCCTGAACTGTCTTAACCTCCTCAGGCGGCAGAGGTTCTCCTGTACCCCTACAGCGAGAAATCGGCTATAATCCACTTACCCCTACAGAATAAGAGATTATCAACCATGCCGAATTGGATTGAGGCAGTGATTGCCTATTTGAAACAAAACACATCATTGAGGTTCAATATGTTTTGGTTGGTGTCATTTGTGGTCTTATTGGTCTTTATGCCAAAAGAGTTTATTGATTTTTTGAACTCAGGTCTTAGTGGGGGCGGCTACCAAAACCTACTTCCAATATTATTTTCTATTGGCGTTAGCTTTTTCATATCCTATTTTATAAGAGTAGGCGCGAGGTGGATTAATAAGTTATATCAATTGACAGTTGACCCAATCTTAATTAGAAAAAGAAAAAAAATAATTCTGTCGCTTGACGACCAAGATTTGATGTATTTGTTGCTTATATTCAGCCAGAACCAGGAGCGAACATTCAGATGGGGAATTAATGAAAATATTAGCTCTCTTTGTAAAGCAGGGATATTAAAGTTAATCAGGTATGATGGCGAAAACAGCGTCTTTCAAATTAACAATAAGTATTTGCTGGCTGTTCAGGATATTGTGATGTTTAATCAAGAAATCAGAGCTAAATACTTCTAGCGAACCCTCATGCTTTTTGCTGATTTAGCTCTTTTCTTGTATTCGACATAGTCGCGCTGTAATTCTGCTTTATTTTCCATATCTCATCCCCTCGCCGTCACCCCGAACTCACTGCTCGGCTGTTTTTTCAGTTTTAATGTTTTGTGTTTATCTGGTGCTGACTTGAGTATTAGTACCAAGTTAGCTATCGGGCAGTCCGTGCCGTTATATGCCTTATATGGCTTATTTCTACGCTCGGCGATCCATGCTTCACGTCGTTTTAAATTCCATCGTTGTTTAGAGTTCATGTTAGATTTCATGTTCCCCTCCTGTTTACTCACCATAGCCCACTCATCGAATGGGCTATAATTAGTATTCTTGCGCTTGCATACCTAACACCTGCCAGTGTTGCCTATTCCTATCTGTAATCACTCTCGTGCAGTAGTAACATTCTCACTAACCAGATCGTGCCTAGTGATACGTCGCATTTTTGCGTAAGGGTCTAAACAGGGTAGGTATGCTGTTCCGACTTTCCAAATTGTTAAAGAACATTAGGCTGTATTTCATGTTGCTTGCCTTTTATGAGTTATATTTAAAACTATAGTTGTTTTATTGTCAACAACCAAAGTTGTTTGTAATGGCGTTTTTATATTGCTTTGGTTTTATTTGGTTGTTTTTCCAGTGAATTTATTTTCAAAAAAATCTCAGATTGGAATGCAGATCACTTATTTGGAGGGGAGAGGGCACAAAAAAGCCCTCGCGGGGAGGGCTGGTTTAAAAATTATAGTTTAAAATACTTATTTCTTAGAGGTGAAGATCTGAATTTATCAGAGCGTTCCTTTTTTTCATCTTCATTCAGAATATCTGATTTTGTATAAGGGGAGGCCACCGCAGCATCCCTTCTGCTGGGTGGCGCATTATTCAACACCGCCAGCTTTTTCATAGTCATAACCCTTTGAGTATTTGATATATTTTTGATTGCGAACAACTGGAAAGAGTGCCTTTTCCTTCCTTCCGTTTTCTCCCATCCGGATATACTCTATAACAAATAGAAGATTTTTTATTGCAATCATAACTTAGATGGAGTATAGCACCTGCGGTTTCCTTGCGCCATTCATTCAGTGCGGCATCGGAATTATCGCATTTTCTCCAATCCAACGCGCCATCATCGTCTTTTATTGATGATAGTGCATTAAGAATATCCAGTGATGACTGAAATCGGTCATTTGGATTACTTTCTAAACACTTATTAATTATAGATATTAATTTTTTTGGTATATGCAATGGGTACTGTCTGGAAGGGAACGTTCCAGCTTTTATTGCGGACTCTAACTGATCAGCAGATTGGAATTGAGATATTTCATCCTCAAAATCAATGGCACCAATGCACATCCTATACAAAGTCATTCCCACTTGGTAGATATCGAAGGTATAGGTAAATCCACCATTTTTACTTATTGTAAAATATTCAGGTGGCGTATGAAAATAGTAATTGTAATCAGGTACTGCTGTTGAATTTATATTTATTAATTTAGATAATCCGAAGTCAGCCAGCATTGCTTCATTTCGGTTTGAAATCATAATGTTATTAGGTTTAATATCGAAATGAATTAATTTTTTTGTATGGATATGGTATAGACCGCCAATAAACTGTATTGCATATCTTATTATCTCACGCGGAGTAAAATTTCCTCTACTCATTTTCTGGCTTATCGTACCGTTAATATAATATGGCATTGCTATATAGATTTTTTCATTATCTTCAGCTGCGTATTGAACCTGCACGATGTTTGGGTGGGCGTTTTTGTAAAGCAGCCTTGCTTCAGAAAAATAAGTATCTTTATCTTGGTTAGGTTTTTTTGTGATTTCTTTGATAACTAGGTCATGATCTAAATTTTCGTCATGAGCAAGATAAACCTCTGAAAAACAACCCTGCTCATCAAGTTTTTTTATTTTCCTAAATGACACGTCTGCTTTTTGATATGGGGTGATCAAAATTTTCCCTCCACAGCTAATGCTGCCATCATGGCTTCATTGGTTTCCTGAGTGAATGATGAATTGTCTATATCATGTATTGTTATTTCTGATTTAAGTAATTGCTTATATTCGGCATCGCTTACATTAAGACCTGATCGTATTCCTGATTTTCGAATGGTAAAGTATTTTTTAACTTCGCTACTTGAAAATGCTTCTTGTATCACTGCCTCTATATAGAGACGGTCGATGCTCATATTTTGAGAGTTTGCTTCTGTTACCCTTATTGACGCGATATCAACATTATAAAACATTAATATATCTAGGATATTGTTACGAACATATTTTAACTTCTCCGGCGTATCTAAAGTGCATGGGATATTTATCACATCAGAACAAACAAGACTTTTAGATTCAGTACAGTAAACAATAAATGACGCCACTGAAGGCGAAACTCGAACCCCTAATATTCTCATTTACTTATCCTTTAAAAACGATTTGTTGACAGAATCGCGTCAACCAAATTTCAATTTTACTGTTGCTCTGTCAACCACACCCTAAAACGCGTCGTCAGCCAAAGAAGCAGCCACGGGCATCATCTTCAACGAGCCTAATGGCGTCAGAAAAACTGCCTAGCATTATTTCATCGTAGTTGTGCCAGTTGCTGTCTTTATCCATCCAAAACAGAGACCAAGAGCTGTTAGATTTGTCATGTGTAATTTTTGCTATCGGCTCTTGAGCTTGCCCGTCACTCCAAGTAAGGCGTCTTACTTCAAATATGACAACGGAGTCATCTTCAATGCTATAGCTTAAATCCAGCTCATCCCTTAGGTGTTCAGCAGGTCGGCGCTTTTCCATGAAAAACTCCATACACCGCTTAATGTTAGCTATCTCAATGTCGTTAAATGCCATGCATTCTCCTAAAACGTGTCGTCAGGCCGTCCAAAAATCATCTCGTAGAGTTGGAATATGGCATCATCATCAAAATCAAACCATACCAGCATTGCAATCACGGATAGTGCTGCGGTTATTTCTACCTTGTGCTGCTTGATACAACCCCATAATTTTTTCATATGAACGTGTCGTCAGGCCATTGGGTTAGCTGTGAAACTTATAAGTAATAGACTGGCTAACTAGCACCTTAGCGCATATATAAAGCCCATTAATAGCATCTTCGTCTAGATACCAAGTTTCATATCTAGGATTGTCAGATATAACTGCTAGGCGCTTATACTGTTTCTGCAATCGCTTTATGTAGAGCTGGTTATCCAATACGAACACATAAATCCCGTCACCATCAAAAAAGTTTGTGGTTATATCTACGAATATCTGATCCCTAGGTTCGAACGTTTCAGCCATAGAGTCACCCTTTACGGTGATCATCTTTATCGTATTTGAAGGTCTACCACCAAATAATCGTTTTGCTTCTTCTACCGAATACTCTATAGATGTGATTGTTTCTATAAAATCATCAATTACTATAACGCCCTCTCCAGCGCTTGCTTCCACATCAAGAACTTCCACTCGGTATCTCTCAATATTTCCTACATCATCAGCAAGTTCAATTTTTACTGACGAGCTAATATGTGGGACTGGATTATCACCAGTACCTACAGAAAGCCATTCAGGATCAACGTTAAGAGCCTTGGATATCTCAATTAACCTTGTAGATGTAGCTGCTTTTCCTGTTTCAATTTTCTGGATAGCGGCCTGAGAAACACCCACGAGTTTAGCTAGCTCATTTTGAGTGATCCCTGCGTTTTTTCTGGCCTGTTTCAATCGTTGTGCAAGTGTCGTTTTCATAGTTAGCAAGATACAACTTCAGTTGTTGTTATTCAAACGAATATAGTTGTTGATTAAAAACAACTAAGGTTTTATTATATAAAAATAAACAACGGAGGTTTTTTATGAACGAAGCAATTAAAACCGCCATTGAGATTGTAGGGACACAAAAAAAACTAGGTGAAGCATGTGGCATAACACAGCAAGCAGTTTTTAAGTGGCTACATAACAAGGCAAAAGTATCGCCTGAACATATCCCATTAATTGTTAAGGCTACAAATGGTCAAGTTAAAGGGAAAGACATACGCCCAGACTTACCGCACTTATGGGATTTAGGGAAACAATACTGGTAACACCATCGCTCTTTAACAATCAAGCCCAAAACTCCTGCATCAGGAGTAATACACACTCACTGGATCGTGAGTCACGGACTAACTGTATCTAAAAGGACTATAGACTATGGAAAATGCAAAAAATATCAAAGTAGAGTGCTCATCAAACGAATTGATGACGTTTTACATTCAACAAATGTATTCAGTCGGTAATAACGGACTCGCTAAGGCGCTAGGAATACACCCATCAAAATCCAGTCGAGATAAAGCCAGAATATTCGATTTAGCTTGCCAGTTGGTGAGTAAGTTCGGATTACCCCCTGACTCTGTAAATATCAGCGATAAGCCAACGAAAGTTGTTCTTGAAGGTGATTATGCAGAAAGGCTCATTCGGGCAATCGAAGGGAAGGGAGGACTTAAAAAAAAGGCCTCAACCACGGCAGGGAATGAGGCACAAATCAGTTTAAACATTTAATTTTATTTACCCATTAATACTGGACGAATAATCAGTATTAGTCAAGTAATTTGTTCAGCCATAGATAAGCTCATTAATAAAAAATTAATGGGTTTTAATTTCATGGAGTTAAAAAGGAATATGGATAATTATGAGTATAACGTCAATGTTTTAATGCCAAATTGTTATTTTGAACAAGATGAGAAATGGATTAAGGAAATGTTATTGAGGCTAAGGCCATCAGTAAGGCCAAAGGTATCAGTTAAATATTCTGAAGTTTATCAAGAGCATTTCGACGATGAACCTATACCTTACAAAAAAATAAATGCTGGTAGAAAGGCTGCAAATACACGGTTAAGGAACTTTGTAAAAAACTACTCTTCCTACCTCGATGGATATGTTTCCGAACCGAGAGTTTTTCAACAAGGCACTGGCCAGATGAACCAACCCTCTCAAGGCGTCGCCTGAATCACCGAATTCAATACAAACCTATGGCCTGTTCCTTGGAAAGTGTAGCGATGCTGATACATGGCACTAGGCATAAGTATCTGATTCAAAAGCCAAAAAAAACAAAATCCGAGTTCTAACTTGACCCCTATAAGGACAAGGAAGGGCAATTTGGAAATTTCTTAAAAATCAAATAGTTAAGTGACATCAAAACGACAGGATCTGTCTCCTAAACGGACAGGATCTGTCTCTTTTGCAAAAAATGGGCTATCACAAAATGAAAAAATGGTCAAGAGTTTTTTATGCGCGAGAGTTTTGCAAGCGTTTGTCAAAAGTATCCCCAACCGCCACTGAGCTATACGGGCTAATCACTGACAGTTGCGACTGGAAATATGGTCGGTATGTTGCGACGAGGGCTGAGGTAGCTGAGATCCTCAACGTGAGCGAGAGAAGCATTCAGAGAGCCAACAAAGAGCTTGAGGCGGTAGGGTTAATCAAGTTTAAGCGTGGCATATACGCAATAAACCCAGAGTTTAACTGGGGAGGGAGGAGTTGGAATATATCGAAATCATGTTACTACACGATGGACAGGAAAGGTGCTCAGGTTATTGATTTTAATGACGCAGCAGAAGCCATTAAATCAAAAAAACTTGAGGGAATAGCCCGAAAAACCTTGAGGGAGCTAGACGGGCATAATGCAAAAAGGAATTAATCATGCTCAGTATAACACCAAAAGCTAAGCAAGTCATTGCACTGGATATGCTCAGGAAGAACTGGAATCAACACCGAACGATGTTACTTTCTGCAAGTGTTGGATTTGGTAAAACCGCGATAGCCGCATTCGTGGCTGACGGCTTAGTTTCTAGGGGGATGAGAGTCATGTTTGTCGCCCCCTACACAGTGCTGATTGAACAGACTGCAACACGGTTTGTTGAGTACGGACTGCCAGTCGATGAGATCAGTTACTTGTGGCGCGACCACCCACTGTATGACCCCAGCAAGTTGATTCAGATTGCATCTGCAGACACGTTAATTCGCCGCAAATTCCCTGACAACATTGATTTACTCATCATCGATGAAGCCCACATGAAGCGAAAAAAAATACTCGAAATTATCCGAGATACGGATATTCGTGTGGTTGGGTTATCGGGGACGCCCTTTGCTAGTTGGATGGGCGAATACTACGAAACACTGATTAAACCAACGACGATGAAGGAGTTAATCGAAATTGGTGATTTGAGTCCTTATGAATTTTACGCGCCAGATAATCCCGATGTTAGCGGTGTAAAAACATCAAAACTATCGGCATTTGGCAATGACTACAACGAGGAGCAGTTAGCAAAAATCATGGGCGATTCTGATTTGGTCGGGAATATCGTCAAATTTTGGTTAGAACATGGCGAGGACAGGCCAACAGTTTGCTTTTGCGTCAATGTCAGCCATGCAAACTACGTCACGATGGAATTTAACCGAGCGGGGATCAACGCTGAGGTGATGACCGCAGACACGCCACACGATGAGCGGCAGTTGATTATTAACCGTTTTGAGAGTGGGTCTACAAAAATCATCGTTAACGTTGGTGTTTTGGTTGCAGGGTTCGATAGTGACGTTCGCTGCATCATCTACGCGAGGCCAACAAAATCGGAAATACGCTGGGTCCAGTGTCTTGGTAGGGGATTGCGTACTGCACCAGGTAAAGATAAATGCTTGATATTTGATCACTCAGGTTCTGTTCACCTTCTCGGGTTCCCTGATGAAATTGAATACGACGACCTGCAAAACAAAAACGATGGCATGAAAACACAAAGCAGCTACCGAGATCAGGTCAAGGCAGAGAAAAAACCTAAAGAGTGCCCATCTTGTCACTACATGAAGCCAGCAGGTGTTTATGTTTGCCCTAAGTGTGGATTTAAACCACTGATGGGAGAAAACGTTCAAGTCGATGAAACTCGTGAACTCAAAAAACTGAAAGCAGGTGAACAGATATTTACCAAGGAGCAAAAACAAAGTTGGTGGTCACAAATCAAGTTTTATCAAAAACAGCGTGAGATATCAGGCAAGCCTATTTCTGATGGTTGGTGCGCGCACACGTACAAGAAAAAATTCGGGGTATGGCCTCGTGGATTACATGATACACCGCAAGAGATAACTCCCGAAGTTAGTAATTATATTCGTTCAAAAAATATCGCTTTTGCAAAGATGCAAGCGAAGAAAAATACAAAAGAGGTAAAACCGAAAACAGAGGCTGAAAAAATAGCATCAGCAAGGTCACACTTGGAAGATATACGGGAAAAGCTCAGCTTAGGAGGTAATCGTGAAGACGGTAGAGGCAGTAATAGGTCGATGGCCTGAGATATTTGAGTATTACAAATTACCGCCAATCACAGGGAAAAAACACTATCAAGGGGAATGCCCTATATGCGGAAAGAAAGGAAAATTCAGGATAGATAATAAAAACGGTAGGGGAACTTGGATATGCTCATGTGGTGCTGGTGATGGCTGGAAACTACTGGAACTTACCCAACAAAAAGATTTTAGAGTTTTAGCAAGTGAGATAGATCGGTTAATCGGAAACAGTTATTCAGGCCAAGTAGTACCGCACGCAAAATCAGATGTAAAAGCCACTCGTTCAAAAGTTATCGCAAGGTTCGCTTCACTAATCCCACTTAAAGATACATCAGCTCATAGATATTTGATGAGCAGGGGGATCAACGTTTTACCATCTCAGCACGTCAGATACAGTAACACACAACAAAATGGATTTACTTCGCTCTGGTCAATTGCAACAGATGATCGTGGTGCTGGCTGTTATCTGCACAGGACGTTCTTGGACGGTGAAAAAAAGGCAAACTTTGAAGGAAATAAACGCCTTACCAAACTACAGGAAGATAACTATTTAGATTTTGCTGGCTCTATTGCCATTCGAATGAGCCCAGTAGCATCAACGCTGGGGATTGCCGAGGGGATAGAAACAGCCCTTTCATGTCAGCAAGTCTATGGCTGTAACACTTGGTCAACGCTTAACGCCAATTTCATGCGTAAGTTTAGAGCGCCAAAAGGTGTTAAGCACCTCATCATATTTGCAGACACGGACAGCAACGGCACAGGGCTAGCAGCCGCTTTTGAGTGTGGAAATCGAAACATTCTAAGCAATAACGATGTTGAAAAAGTCAGTGTCCGATGGATTGACGGAACAGGCGATTTTAACGACATGCTAGTCAATGGGGCAAAGGTATTTCAACAGGAGTTATGGCGCAAGCAAGCAGCCTAACACACCAAATCATAAGGACTTCTAAAATGAAAAAATGCGAATCAAACGGAACAAAATACGCAAGCTATCTGTGTGACTTTATGCGCAAATCGGTAAAGACAAAATCGCCACACGGTAAGACTAGAGGGATATTTAAATACTCGGCCATCGACACATGGACTGGAGATAGTCTTGGTGAAGCAGTTTATTACGACGAAGGGAATGGAAATAGAACTCATTTAAACTTCTGTCCGTTCTGTGGTGGCAAGTTACATAGCGTAGATATCGGTGATTAAGCGAGGCGTTGAGTGATGAAATGGTATCAGGAGGCACTCGTCAGGGTATTTAGTAGCAACATTCTTACATTTCTATTTCAATTCATTGCTTGGGGTTCGGTATCGGTTTTAATCGCGATAGATAAATTAGGTGAGTTTAATTTTCATGTTTATCTCGGGGCATTACCAATAGTGATTATTCAGGCGTTAGTGATGACCTATCTAATCAGGTGGGTGTTTAAGTTTTGCACCAAGAATATCAATATTAATTAGAGGGTTGAGTGATGAAAGGAACAACGTTAACAGAGCTAATCCCACCAATGCCAGAGGGTGAATGATGAGCTGGATTAAACGAAGTGATGAAACGCCACAGGAAGACGGCAAATATTTTACATTTGGTTCTCATGGTCGAACTACTGCATGGTGGAAAGGTGATATCCATAAGTTTCAAAATGCTGAATCTGGAGAAAATGAGGGGATGCAGGACATGGATGGTGAGGTTTACATAGTCACGCATTGGATGAATTTACCAGAAAAGCCAGAGCCACCAATGCCAGAGGGTGAATGATGAACGAGCGCAAATTAAGACTTGAGACTGTAAAAATTTGGCAAGAGCTAATTTTACAAGCTAAGCGAAAATACCAATGGTGGGAGTTGTAGCATGAGCGAACTCAAGAAATGCCCGTTTTGTGGTGGTGACAGCATTAATCTGCGCAATGAAAAATTCATAACTACCAATGACTTCAAAAAATATTTGGAGGCAAATGGATGGTATGAAAAATCTACCATCTCTGGCTTAGCAGTTGTTTGGCGCTCAAATACATTTACTCGTGATGAAATATTGCAACCCATTGATACGGAACTTTCAGATTACAGTAATCGTGTCGATGACATAATCCGTGTTTTGTCAAAAACACAAAGGAAATCATTGGGAGAAATCATATCTGATATTAACGCTATTAGCAGCATGGAACAGGAGAGCTAACGATGAATGAGTTAAAAAAGTGCCCGTTTTGCGGCAGCAAAGTTAAATGGTGCGGTGAGAATGAGCCAGACCCAGAAGATAATCACCTTTGTGACCATATCCAATGTACTAATGCTGATTGTGGCGCTAATTTCTCTTTTATCCGCAATAACGACATTTACCCAGATAATTCTGATGACATGACAGCAGAAGAATTAATGCAAATTGACCGTGATTATTCAGCGCAAAGGTTTAATAGGAGAGCTAACAGTGAGTGAACCAGTAGAAGTCATGGTCTATTACGTCAGCTTCAATACGAATAGCAGATTTTGGATGTTAAAAATAAACGTAGGCTGGATTGAGGAACACTATAAATTCCCATGCAAACCAACCAAAAGACAAATCCGCAAAAAGAAAAAAGAATGGATCCAAGAAGCTAAATATTGGATAGAGGTATACGCAGAAATGCAAGGAGCTAACAGTGAGCGATAAGCTACCAGATGAAATTTTAAAAACGCTAGCCACTGAGCCAATGTTTATCGAAGTGGTAGAACGCTGTTTAGATGAAAGCGAGTTGGTTAGTAATTTTAGCCGTATCTATGGCGTTGATTTGCCAAGAAAGCCAACCTCACCACTAATTGCAATGGTCGACGAAGCGACAGGATTTAGAGAGCATCAATTTAATGAGTTCTTTACAGCTTTTATCCCGTTTGTTTATCGGTATGTTTGGTTGCCACTTTACAGCAAAGGAAAACTAGGAGGCTAACTTGGAGAAAGCCACAAAGTTTCTTCTAAGAAATAAACGAATACGTGAAAACCTAATAGCCACAATAAATGCTCTACCCCTCAACGAAGAATTCCCCCTAGAAGTAAAAATCTCAGAATCCAGCCGAACACTACCGCAGAACGACATGTTCCATGCGCTATGTGGTGATGTGTCAAAGCAAATGACACTCAACAATGAGCCACTGAAATTATGGCAGTGGAAGAATGTCTTTGTGTCTGGCCACTGGATGGTTACTACAGGAGCGAAAGAGTCACCGTTAATTAGGGGAATTGAAGGTGAGCTATTAAACATACGAGAGAGTACGTCTCAAATGGGCAAGAAGCGCATGAGTAGCTTAATTGAATACTCGACAGCTTGGGCGGTAGAAAGCGGCGTGAAGCTGCGTACAACTCGTTATGAATATAACTACTACGGGCACAGGGAATAACTCAAGGAGCAGCAAGAGAGATGAAAAACGAAGCAGAAGCGTTTATGAGCGCATTAACAACGTTAAAGCTATGTTGGGCTATCCATAAGTCCAATGAAGCCGTCAGGAAGTGTGCAGGGCTATTAAAGTGCAAATTCAAAGAGCACTTAGCGTATAAGTCAATGCTAACAATTGAAAGCAGCAGTAATCCGATGCTTGTTATTACACTTGCGGAGTGGGAGTTGAAGCGATGATTAGAACCCGACACGTCATTCTATTCTTTTCGAGTGTTACTTTGGTTATAGGTCTTGTGGGGGTGTAGATGCAAAAGCCGAGAAAATCGGTGCGGCGAAAATGTAAAATATGCAAAGTAATATTTCACCCGTCGTACGATAATATTTGGTGGTGTTGTCCGGAACATGGAGCAGAATTAGCAATCAAGCGACGAAGTAAGGAGAGAGAAAAACTAGAAGCTAAACTCAAGAAAGAGCAGAAACAAAAAGAAGTAAAAGCCCGCGATAAACTCAAAGCCCGCAAGTTAGCAGTAAAACCCCTCTCATATTTCACCAAACAAGCACAGACCGCATTCAACGCATTTATCAGAGAAAGAGACAAGGATGAGCCTTGCATCTCGTGTGGTCGTTTTCACGCAGGTCAGTATCACGCAGGACACTATCGAACAACCGGCGCTAATCCAGAACTTAGGTTCGATGAAGATAACTGCCATAAACAATGCGCCCCATGCAATAACCATCTATCGGGAAATATCGAAAATTACACGCCTCGACTAATAGAAAAAATCGGTCAGGAACGTTTCGATCGTCTGATGGGTTCTCATGAGTTGCCAAAGTGGAAGCGCGAGGATTATGAGCGGATACGTGATCACTATCGGAAGAAGTTAAAGGAGCTGAAAGATGCAGGCTGAGATAACAACCATTCCAGAATTACTCATCAAAGCCAGAGGAAATCAAACCAAGGTAGCTGGCTGGATAAGCGCATCGCGAAATACAGTAAGGAAGTACGCATTCGACGTAAAGGCAGAAAAGCACATCATTGTAAATGGGCAGCTTATGGTTATACATCGCGGTGGAATCGGCGGAGCGATAAAAGGAAAGAGTGAAGTATTGCAGGGGGTGAGATGAACTACATCGGAGAGAAAGAACTTACAAAGGAGCAATTCGACTGGCTTAACGGATGGCTTGAATTGTGGGGCGCTTGGGTTCACTCAGGCCGAGTAGACATGAGGAAAATTAACATCATATACAAATTCATGCAATCAGTTGACCCAAGCAAAAATCTAACACGACCGATGTGCAATGACGATGACGGAATGTTGATTTCTCAGGTCATAGATTCTGTCATCGCCATTGACAAGCAGGCTTATAAGATACTGATAAGTTACTACGTGTACGGTGCATCAAAGCTTTCGATAGCATCTTACTACCATAACAATGCAAAACCTCGCAAAATGAACACAAGGTCAGGAGGAAAAGTAAAGGTTCCATCATTGCGAACATGCCGAAGAGAAGTTGATGAAAAGCTGAAAGCTTGTCAGTGGTTATTATACGAACCTCTACGAAATGCAATGAACGGTCGCAAACGTGTAGCTAAAGTTAGAAAAATAACTGAACTTTGCTATTGACAGAAATGGCCAAATGGACAATACTTATCAGGTAAGCTGCCTTAACTGTTCTTAGGTTGGCTTAACCAGATTAATAGAGCCTCACTTCGGTGGGGCTTTTTGCGTTTAAGGGTTTATATGCTTGATGAATTCGAGTGAGCATAAAAAAACCACCAACTTTTTAGGATGGTGGCAAAAGATTGCAAATCATGTTTATAGCTAAACCAAAAAAACTCTTGGTCGTCTTTTATTTTAACCAACCAATTTAAAAAAAGAAACAGGCTTTATCTGATGTTCTATTTATAACTGGTTGATATTGTTCCGTTATCGGAATTCCGATATCGCTATTTCACATGCTCGGTTATTCCGAACAGCTCATTTAGAAGGAGATTATGAGTGAATAAAATTAAGGTTACTGTTGCTAAGCTTGATGGCTCAGTCTCTTTTGAGGTTCGTGAGCAAGATAAGTTAATTATTAAAGATACAATTAATGGGAAGTGTTCAGGTGAATTTCATAAGGAATATCTTGTAAATAGCTCAACGCTTTCATTAACTTCTGTCATTACTGGATATAAAGGTAACAAGCCTGAAATATCAATAAATGTTATTGATTAATCATTTGATTTTTTAGTGTCATTTAATGAAGATCGCCTAGGCGGTCTTTTTTCGTATATGCACCAGTAGCTCAACGGTAGAGCAGGCAACTCATAATTGCTTGGTTATGGGTTCGAATCCCGTCTAGGTGCACCAAATATGCCGCCACAGATTCGACTGCTAATCTTTACCCTCACTAATGAACTGTGCGCGGCTTTCTATTTAAGAGAGGTAGTTATGAGTAAGAAGTATGAATACAGTGCAAATGACTTCACCCATACTGATTCGGCTATCAGTGTTCAGGTATGTGTTGCACCAAGTAATTTTGATTTACTGCCGATTTTTACATTATCAGTACGGGTTGAAAAGAAAGACGGCGAAGATATTAATTATTACCGTGCTGAGGCAATTAAGAAGGCAAAAGAAGTCATCGCTGATATTGTAGAAGATGCCGCGCAAGGCGATTTACATCAAAATAAAGCTGAATTTTCAGGCGTTATTGTCACTAGTGGTGATTTAAGCCTAGAAGAACGGGTGGCAGCATTAGAAAAACAGCTCACTGACATGCAAGCGGCAATGATCTGTGAATTAGAGGCGTCAAAATCAACAATTTTTAGCATCAAAGCAACAATTGATGCTAATGAAAAAGCCTTCGCTGATACAGTTAGTCAACTTGAATCAAGGTTTGCTTCATCTCTTAAAAAATGAATCTAAATACTCTAACTCAGCCATCCCTTCGGTAAGTTACATAGGGATGAACATTTAACTTATCTCAAATGCTGATTAAATTCATTAATCTAAATCCGGCTACCTGCTGGTGGCTTTCTATTAACTAATTCCTCCAGTAAAGGGGGTGAGTATGGATCATATGAAAGAAAACCCCGAGTTCTGGGATAACGTATTTCAAATTATTGCTGCTCATAAGGAGCAAGGTATTAGCGCATCACTAGCAACAGGCATGGCGATCCTGCGCGGCAAGTACAACGGCGGCGGTTGGAAGAAGACGCTATTTGATGGCGCTATGTGTGCACTATTTGCATGGTTTGTAAAAGACCTTCTAACACTGCTTGGTCTTAACCATGAGTTGGCTTACCTAGCGAGTGTCTTCATTGGGTATGTCGGCGTGGATGGTCTGAGTAAAATTATTAAAGGCAGGGCGGGGGTGAACAATGACTAGACCAGCGCGAGGCATTCGCAATAACAACCCTGGTAACATTGATTACAACAAAGCCAATAATTGGAAAGGGCAATTGCCGCATGACCCAAGTATTGAACCTCGCTTCTGTCGATTTGAAAGTCCTGCCTATGGTATTCGTGCATTGATGGCACTACTTCGTACCTACCAGCGTAAGTACGGGTTAAAAACCGTATCAGGCCTGATTGACCGCTGGGCTCCGACGAATGAAAACAACACCCGAGCATATATTAACGGTGTAGCTAAAGAGTTGGGTGTATCGCCTACTGATGTTATCAGTCTTTATGATAAGGCAACCACAATTAAACTGGCCAAGGCAATCATTCGTCATGAAAATGGCTCACAGCCGTATGATGAGGCTACGTTCGAAAAAGCGTGGGGATTGCTGTGAAACTTGGTGAGATAGTTGTTAGCGTTGTCATTACCTTGGCTATGTGTGCCTTTATTGGCTGGCAAAGCGGGAAAATTGACAGGCTGAATAATCAATTGTTGGCGCATGAGTCTATCAACAAAGTAACCCAATCAGCAATAACTCTTCACTATCAAGCATCGCTCGACAACATCAAAGCAAAGCAATTAGAGGACTCAGAACATGTCAAAGTTAAGACTGTTATCAAAACAGTACTCAAAGACAATGAGTGCGCTAATACTGCTGTGCCTGACGATGTTGTTAGTGAGTTGCACAAGTACAAAAGAGGTATTGATTCCCGTTCAGTCTCCACCAATACCAGCACAGTTAACCGCTGATTGTCCTCAGCCTGATATTCCTGAAAAAGTGGACTGGGGCGACATGCCACAACTGCTAGTTGATGCGATGAATTCAATAGCAAAGTGTAACTTGGACAAGAAAGCAATACGGGAAATTGAACAACAACGACAGGTGATGAAATAAAAAAAAGCCCACACACCGCGGGCTAAGTACATCTGTTGAACTAATGAATATCACATTAAATGTAGTTGACGCATTCAAAATATGCAAGCGAATAATGAGCCTCTGAGAAATCAGGGGCTTTTTAATGGCTTCTTCGCAATTAAGTGAGGTGGTCTCTATCTGGCTGACGGGTAAGCCGTAAGTGACCTGATTTCCAATTCTGGTTTTGTGACAGAATTAAGCATAATCAGCAGGTTATATCTACATACGGGATAATCCCGTATCTACATAAATCGCATTTCACCCTGTGCCACGCTCGGCACATACACACCAAAGAACCTTTCAGGATAAGCCTTGAGGATAACCAGTAGTGGTTTGGTTAACCCTCTTTGGGCTGGTTACTCCTGAGCGCAAGGTTTATCTCTAAAAGGAACTAACTAATGACTAAATTAACTGTCATCAATAATGCTATATCTGAACAACCAACCATGACCAGCTTGGAAATGGTTGACTACATTAATGCTGATAGAAAGGCAAAGGCTGAATCTGAAGGATTGAATTTTCCATGTAAAAAATATCGCCTACTAAAACACAATGACTTTTTAAAGAAAGTACCTAAAGTTTTGGGTGAAAAACAATCAGGGAAATTTTTCTCAGATTACACAGACAGCAAAGGTCGTACTTACCCATGTTATCGATTCTTTAAGCGCGAAGCTTGCTTAATGGCTATGAGTTACAGTTACGAGCTTCAAGCCCAAGTATTCGACCACATGACAGAGTTGGAAGCGGAATCAGGATTTGGATTTACCATTCAGCAATTGCAACACATGTTAGCGGTGGCAAGAAAAGCTTCGGATGAAGATTCCAGTGATGCAGGTCGCCGATTACGTAAGCGACAAGATGATTTGGTTATATTAAACCGTGCTGAAAAGTTAATTGGTGACATTAGCCAGATGGCATTGGGTTTAGTTGGTGGTGGCAAGTTATTAAATCATGAAAAGTAATAAATATTGCACTCCTCAAAATTGAGGAGATTGATTTAATTAACATTTAACGATGAATAGGCCATAGCGGCCTTTTTTATTGGGTGGAATATGAAAACAGGAACACTGCATTACAAAATGACACTGCGCCGTTACATGTACCCATTGTCTATTATCGGCGCTTTAATTCACAGCACTTGGCTAATGAAGCTCTGCTACAAGAAAGAAATTGTGTTTAAAGAAATTTAAAGGGATGGATATGGGACAACAATCTAAACAGGTTGGTTGCCCTAGCAAGCTGACTGATGAGCTAATCGCTAAGGCTAAGGAATACCTGTACGGCGGTTACAAAGAAAACGAAGGTCAGGTAATACCAAGTATTGCAGGGTTGGCGTGCTATTTAGGCATTGCTCGCTCTACTGTTTATGAATACGCAAAGCAGGATAGTTACTTAGGTCATGAGTTTTCGGACACGTTAGACGGAATTATGGCATTTCAGGAAATGAAGCTAATTAATAGCGGATTGACTGGCGACTTTAACGCAACAATCACTAAGCTAATGCTTGCCAATCATGGTTACAGTGAGAAGCAGGAAGTGGATCACAAGTCATCTGATAGCTCAATGTCACCAACAAAAATAGTTCTGGTTGCTGGGGGTAGCAATGACGGTAGCGAGGATTGAAATTCCACCTAAACTGGTTCCAGTTTTCGAGAACGAAGGTGTGCGATACCGTGGCGCATATGGTGGGCGTGGCTCCGCAAAGACGAGAACATTCGCATTAATGACAGCTATCCGTGGCTATATGGCTGCAATGAATGGTCAATCTGGGGTGATACTTTGCGCTCGTGAGTACATGAACTCACTTGAAGAATCCTCGATGGAAGAAGTTAAACAAGCTATCAGGTCTGTGCCTTGGCTAAGTGATTTCTACGAGCTTGGCGAGAAATACATTCGCACTAAGTGCCGCTCAGTTAGCTATGTTTTCGCAGGGTTGCGACATAACTTAGATAGCATCAAATCCAAGGCGAGAATATTAATCGCATGGGTTGATGAGGCTGAATCAGTATCAGAAATCGCATGGACAAAACTTGCTCCTACGGTTCGTGAAGCTGGCTCTGAAATATGGGTGACATGGAACCCTGAGAAAGATGGCAGCGCAACAGACAAGCGCTTTAGAAAGGAGCCACCCGATAACGCAATTATTGTCGAGATGAACTACGATGATAACCCATGGTTCCCGTCAGTGCTTGAAGAAGAACGCTTGAGCGACCAATCCCGCCTAGACCCGAACACATACGCATGGATATGGGAAGGCGCTTATCTTGAAAACTCCGATAAGCAGGTATTAGCCAATAAATACGTCGTTCAATCGTTCCCTGATGACCTGTGGAAGCAAGCAGATAGATTACTGTTCGGTGCCGACTTTGGTTTTGCGAAAGACCCTAACACGCTTATTCGCATGTTTATCTTGGATGACTGCCTGTACATCGAGCGCGAGGCTTACGGTGTAGGCGTTGAACTTGACCACATGCCAGCTTTTTACGATGAAATACCCGAAGCTCGTAAGTGGCCCATCAAAGCTGACTCCGCAAGACCGGAAACAATCAGCTATTTAAAGCGACAGGGATTTAATATTTCAGCCGCTAAAAAGTGGCAGGGCAGCGTAGAAGATGGCATCACATACTTACGTGGCTTCAGGCAAATAATCATCCATCCTCGCTGTAAAGAAACAGCAAAAGAAGCCCGCCTCTACTCATACAAAACAGACCGCATCACTGGTGAAGTGCTTCCCGTCATTGAGGATGCGTATAACCACTGTTGGGATGCGGTTAGGTATGGTCTGGATGGGTATATCACGCAGACGCAAGGGTTTAAGCGGCGTAGAATCGCTGGCATGATTTGAGGGCAGAAAATGGCTGTTACAGACAAACATCCGCAATACTTGGCGGCTAAAAAAAGCTGGCAGATTATGCAAGACGCAATTGCTGGCGAAGAAAAAATAAAGGAGTCGGGGGAAACTTATTTGCCCAAATCGGCTGGCATGGTTGAGGCTGAAAGGCTAGGAGATAGCGGGAAGAAAATATACGCTGGCTATGTAAACAGAGCGCAATATCCATTGTGGGTGCAAGATTCTCTCAGGACGATGATAGGGTTGGTTTCTAAGCTGAATCCTGAAATCAGAATACCAAACAAACAGTTGCAGGGGGTGGAGGAGAACGCAACTAGCGATGGGTTTGGGTTAAAGCAGCTTTTCATTCGTGTGGTGCGTAATCTTCTTGTGCATGGGCGCTGTGGTTTGCTCATCGACGTTGATAAGGATGGGGTTCCTTATTTCGCATTGTATGACGCACTTTCAATTCCAAATTGGAAAGAAAATAGTGTTGGCGGGCGAAAAGACCTAAACCTTGTTGTGTTAGAAGAACAATTTAACAACAGTGAAGATAAGTTCGGGCATGATACAAAAACGGTTTATCGCGTGTTAGAGCTGGTGAATGGCAAGCTGGTTATAAGCCTTCACGATGGTGACTCTATAGATGACAGGACGCCCAGATTAGGCAAAGACTTGCTTAACTTTATCCCGTTCATCTTCTGTGGGACAACAGATAACACCTCCGAGGTTGGCTCAGTTCCATTACTTACTATGGCAAAGGCGGCTTTAAAGTCATATCAGCTAAGTGCGGATTATTATCAATCGCTTCATCATACTGCACACCCTCAGCCTTGGGTCTCGGGTTTAGGTGATGGCGATCATATAACTATTACAGGCGTGATGGCAGCATGGGATTTACCGAAGGACGCGCAATGTGGGTATTTGGAAATTACTGGTGTTGGCATCGATAAGACCAAGGCTGAGATGGACGCGCAAAAAAATGCGGCATTAGAGGCCGGTGCCAAGGTTATTGACACTAAAGCTCAGGAGTCAGGGGAAGCTAGGCGCGCAAGACAAAATGACCAACATGCTAGCTTGCATAGTATGGTGATGTGCGCGGCGGAAGCAGTCGAGCAAGGCTTGAAGTGTATGGCGATATGGCTCAATTTTAATCCCGATGACTATGCATTTACTGTAAAACCAGATTTCAATAATGCTACTTATGATATCGATTTGACAAGACAGCTTTATGAAGGTGCTCTTGCAGGTAAAATATCATTCCAAACTTACTGGGAATACATCGGCACAGGCAAACTGCCTGATATCGACTACAAAGAGGAACTGCTGAGAGTTGAGGCTGAGTCCAATGGGGTAGTGGCAGAGGTTGTGTATGAGCGAGCAGAGACTTAACCTAGCGTTTCTTAACGCAATCACTCGACATCAAGCTTACCTATATCGCGCATCATCTCACAGCGTTAACGAAATACTCAGAGCTTTTAATGTCGTGTCTGGCGATATGCTCAACCAATTGCGAAATTACCTCGAAAATTTAAGCGAGTATGAGCTTGTTGCTTTGAGTGGCGGCAAGTATACGACGCCGGAGTTGCGGAAAATTCGCGATTTGATTAAGAGCTGGCGAGACTCAGTGCATGAAGATGTTCGGCAGGGTGTGTCAACAGGCGCGGTCACATTGTCAGCTTATGAAGCGGCCTATACAGCATCACTGGCAGGTGAGCAACTAACTAAATCGATATCAGGCGAAAGGCTTTATTCCAAAGCTAAAAATATCCCCATGTCTGGCGGCGCTCTAGTCGATGAGCTTTTTTCGAAAATCGCAGATGACACAAAACAACGTGTTGAATATGCGATACGCAGCGGAATAACCAACGGAGATACGACTCAGCAGATTGTACAGCGCATTAAAGGCACTAAGCGGCTCAACTATCAAGATGGAATATTAAACGTGACAAGGAGCGCTATAGAGCGTGATGTGCGAACAATACGAAGTCATGTAAGTAACCAGGTGGTTGAAGATACTTTTTCACAACTCGGTTACGACTATCTAAAAGTAGTTGCAACGCTGGATGGCAGAACAAGTAAATTGTGCGCCTCGAAAGATGGAGAGGTTTATCACAAAAGTGATTCGTTTTCTCGCCCACCGTATCACCCTAACTGCCGCACTGTTTTGGTTGGCTGTGATAAGGATGGGAACTTAATTGGGAGGCGCCCATTTGTCGCAGACACAAGGCCAGTCAGTAGAATACCCAAAGATGAGCGAGATGGCATTATTGGTCAAGTGAACTCTAATACTAATTATTCATCGTGGTTCAGCGGCCAATCACCTAGCTTTCAAAGAGAGTGGTTAGGGAAAAGTCGCTATGAGCTTTACAAAAAAGGCGGCTATGACATTGACCGATTCGTTGACCCACAAGGCAAGATGTACACACTCAATCAATTAAAACTATTGGATAAGCAGACGTTCGAGGAACTCGGTTTGTAGGTTGACTTTAGTGTGAGGGACGTTATTATAGCGAGGCTATGAATATGCTTAAAGGCACTATTGAGATAACCAAAGGTTAGAAAATAGGGTTTCATGCATCCCTTTTGAGTAAAAAATATTAATAAATCTGATTTAATGCTGATTGCGACTTTTTACATATAAATCCTAATTGGGTGATTGTATGTTTAAGTCGCTTTTTTTTATTTTAAATATCTAATCAGGAAGTCATCTAGCACTAACCTCAGCGTTGCTAGACAGCTACCATTAACACAAAGACTCCTAACGGGGTCTTTTTTTTATGTCTAAATTCAGCTTAGGGCTGAGTTATTACAACGCGCAAGGCGCATTCAATCCCAAGGGGAATCACATGGAAATTGATTTAAGTCATCCAGAAATTCAAGCGGCTATTAAAGCCGCTGTTGATGAGCAAGTAGAAGGACTCAAAGCTAAGCGCGATGAGTTGCTAGGTGCAAATAAAGATCTGAAATCCGAGCTAGAAATGCTCAAGGGGCAGCTGGACGGGGTAGATCTGAAAGCAGTTAAAGAGTTGTTAGCGAAGGCCACTATGGATGAGGAGTCTAGATTAATTGCCGAAGGCAAATTAGATGAAGTCATTCAAAAGCGTACTGAGCGCTTACGTGATGACTATGACAGCAAGTTGGCTGCTGAAAAGGAACGAGCTGATAGGGCTGAGAATTACGCGAATAAGTTTCGTCAATCCGTGGTTCGCAGTCACATTATGCAAGCGGCAGTCGAAAGCGGTGTTCTGAAAGAAGCGACAGGCGACATTGCATTCTTGGCTCAATCTCAGTTTACCCTCGATGATAATGGTAATGCCGTGGCACTTGACGAACATGGAGAAGTGATCATCGGCAAGGATGGTAAAACACCATTAACACCTAAAGAGTGGGTAGAGACTATTCGCGAAACCAAGCCGTACTTCTGGCCTGTAGCTCAAGGCTCTGGTGCTCAAGGCTCTGGCTATTCAGGCGGTAAAAAATGGGATGACTACACAGAAGCTGAGCGGGCAAGTTTGGCGCGTACAAACCCCGATGCTTTTAAACAATTACAGAAAACACAAGGGAAATAATATATGGCAACAACGCAATTAAGTGATGTTTTTATTGGTGAATATTATCAGGCTATTGAGCCAGTTAACTCACCGGAAAAGACGGCTGTTTATCAGTCGGGGATAGTGACGCGAAATGCCGCACTTGATGCAATCGCGAGTAATGGTCAAGGAACAGCAGAAATTAACTACTGGAATGATCTTGATGCCGATGAGGCGCCTAATGTATCAACAGATAACCCAGACCAGAAAGGTAAAGTTGGGAAGGCGACACAAAGCACAATGCAAGCTCGCACGATGTATCTTAACAAGGGGTATGGGGTTGCTGATTTAACAGCAGAACTGGCAAATAGCGAACCTATGCAACATATCCGAAATCGATTTGGTAAGTATTGGGAGCGTCAGTGGCAGCGCTATTTACTGAGTGCAGCGCGAGGGGTCATTGCATCAAATATTGCTAATGATAACGGTGACATGGTGATTGATGCTGGAGCGACAATCTCAGCGTCTGCTTTCCAAGATGCGGCCTATACAGCAGGTGATATGGCCGATCAGTTTTCAGCGATGGGGGTGCACTCCGCTGTAATGAATCAGATGGTGAAGCAAAACCTCATTGAGTATCTCAAGGACTCTGAGGGGCGCATTATTTTACCTACATATCTGGGGCGTCCTATTTTTATGGATGACGGCTTGACTTATGGCAAGGGGCAGTATCTGTCACTCATCTTTGGAGCAGGAGCTTTTGGGTATGGCGAAGGTGCGCCATCAACACCGGTTGAATTACAGCGCTTGCCGGATGGCGGCAATGGTGCAGGTGCGGAGGTGCTATGGGAGCGTAAAACATACATCCTTCATCCAGCCGGTCACTCTTGGGTTGGCGGTAAAAGCATCAATGAATCCCCAACTTACACCGACTACGCTAATCCTGCAAATTGGGTTCGTGTATTTGACCGTAAATTAGTGCCCTTTGCCGCGGTTATCAGTGGCTCAGAAACAGGCGGAACTGATGGGGAGTAATATTACGCAGGGCTTATGTCCTGCTTTTAGAGGTGGATATGAAAGTAATTTATACTAAAGAGGTCGGGCGGGAAGACGGTATCTGTTATCGCAGTCAGTTTTTGGGCGTTATCCATAGTGCTACAGAAGTCATCATCGATGGTGATTTTGATGATGCCGTGAAAGCCTACACTAACGCTGGTGTTAAGGTTTCATTTGTAAAGCAAGATGACCTCTCAAGTAAGACTGCTGATGAACTCAAAGATCTTCTTGCTGAAAAAGGCATTGAGTTCAATGCTAAGGCAAAAAAGGCTGATTTACTCGCACTTCTTCAGGAGTAGTAATCATGGGCTTTATTACTGAACAGGAAGTGGCGCAAGCGCTAGGCGACATTTGGAGCAATCAATCGGAAAGCGATAAAGCCCGTTTGTTGTCGCAGAGTGAGGCGTATTTAATCGCAAGAAACGTCAGGCCATATGATGATCCTGATGATGTACCAACAGCATTAAAACTCGCTTCGTATGAAATCATTAACGGGATCATCAATAAGCATTTGTACCAGGGCCAATCTCAGGAGCTTAAGGCTAAAACGGTCAAAGGTGGGTCGGTCGAGGTAAGTAAAACCTATCAAGATGGCAGTTATGAACTGAATGCGACAGAGCAATACATCCAAGACTTAATAAAGCCCTACTCAAAGCGCCGCAGCATTGTTTTTTTGAAGAGGGTGTAATATGAGGTCAGAAATACAAAAAGAGCTAGCAGAGGCATTTGATAGCGATTTAGCTGATGCGGTAAAAACGTTTACTGGCTCGTATGTTATCGAGGGTGATGATTGGGATCCGGTTACTGAAACGGGTAATGATATCACTGTCGAATATACAGGCCGTGGCATTCTGGATAATTACAATCTCAATTGTATTGATGGGGTGAATATCTTAAATAGTGACACACTGTTAATTGCGTTAGCAAATGAGGTCACAGATAAGCCTGATATTGACCATAAAATCACGATTGATGGCGTTAGCTACAAGGTTATTTCTGTTCAAGTCGATCCAGTGGGCGCTCACTATGACATTCAATTAAGGAGGTCTTAATGGCGAGATCTGGTTGGCGAACACCGCCTAATCTATTTTCTCAAATTGTCACTTCTGATGTTGGTCAGGAAATGAAACAGACAGCTGGAGCAATATTACAAGCAGTCGTGTTGGGATCTCCGGTAGATAAAGGTGCATTTCGCGGCAACCATCGAGTCAGTGAAATGATACCCGATTATCAGTTTGACGAGAAAAAACAAGACAAATCGGGCAATGAAACGCTTAGTGTTGGGTTGGCAACAATAAGGAAATCAAGGCCGTTCACTGTTCTTTACATTCAAAACAATCTGCCATATTCCGTGGCTCTTGAGCAGGGGCACTCAGGGCAAGCCCCAAAAGGTGTGTATTCAGTCGCTTTTGAGACAGCGTTGTTAAATAGACGATGACATTAACAGAAATCAGAAATGCTATCATTTCACGAATGACAGCACAGACTGCTATTGCCAAAAAAGATGTAACATATCAAAACGATAAGCCATTTGACGCAGCCGGAAAGTCGGTATGGGCAAGGCTTACTATCAAGCATGGTCTATCAAGCGCACAAGAAATTGGAAGCGGCCCTATCGTTCATCGAACTGGCGTAGCGTTTATTCAGATATTTGTACCTCTTGGCACTGGCACCCTTCTCATTACACAAACAGCAGATAAGCTCAGAGAGTTGTTTGAAAATCAAACAGATGGTCGCTTGGATTACTTTTCAGTGTCTGCTGACGAGATTGGTGATGAGGGTCATGGCTGGTATCAGTTCAATCTATCAATTCCATTTCGAGCAATTTAAAGGAGGCCTCTGTGAGTTCAGGAGCCAAGGTCATCACGGCCTTTATTCGTGAGACAACAACGGGTGTCACTCCGACAAGTGGCAAGTGGGATTTATTAACGCGCACAAGTTATGGCGTAAAACCCACACAAAATACGTCTGATAATGACGAGATAGGCGGGTCACGTATGGCTCAGGGTAAGTCTCTCACAACAGTAGATGTGGGTGGCGATGTTGGTGCCAAGTTCCGCTATGGTCAACACGATGCCTTTTTGGCATCCTGCTTCGGTGCTGAGTGGGTAAATAATCAGCTAACGATGGGTAATGAGCGGATCACTTTCTCATTAGCAACATTTGCTGCTGACATTGGTGTCGCATCAATCGCTCGCGGTTGTCAGGTAGGTGCAATGCAACTCGAAACGCCTGCAGATGGTGATGTGACAGTCACAATTACCTTTGCTGGTTTGGGGTTTGAGTCAAAAGGAGATTATACCCAATACCACACTGACCCTATTGATAATGCTGGCAAATTGCGGTACAGCTTCAAAGAAGTCACTAACCTTAAACTGAATGGTATTCAAGGCGGTAATGGATTCTGTGTTGATTCATTTAGTTTGAACTTTGACAACAATATGCAAGTTCAGCGCTGTATTGGCACTGGAACACCATTTGCGGGGGCTAATATCCCAACCACATTTACTCCATCCGGAAGCATCACGCTCTCTTGGTCTAAAGCTGCTTGGGAGATTTGGAAGAAAACTTTAACTGGTGAAACCATCCCGTTTGAGTTCACTTTGCAAAATGCGGAAGGGGGTTATACGTTTTTATTCCCAGCTGTACAGGTTGACGGTGATTGGCCGGATGGTGGCAATACGGACATTATTCAGGTTCAACTTAATATCACAGCAGCAGATACCCCGCCTACAATTACGCGCATTCCGCCTGTGACCAATGGCGATGAAGAGTAACTATCTACTATCTAGCCCGTTAATTCGGGCTTTTTATTACACCAAGGTAAATCAATGCTTATTTTGAACAAAGAACAGAAAATTGAAAGAACAAAATGGATTGAGCCAGCAGAAGGCTTGAAGTTGCTTGTCGGTTCCGCTAATGACAGTAGATATCAAAGCGTAAGTGCAACCGCATACAGACACATCGAGCGATTAGACAGCAAGATGAAAGTGGGGACATCTGATTTTGATATATCAAAAGTAGACACATCTCAACCACTTGATGAACTACTGATGTTCACAGTGGCGCAATATTTACTGAAAGATTGGCAGGGTGTTGGCGAGTTGAACGCAAAAGGCGAGCAGGTTGCGATTGAGTACACGCCTGAGCGAGGAACTAGATTGTTAAAGCAGTGCCCAGACATATACTGGAAAGTTATCGATGCGGCAGTGGAACTCAGTAAAGAAGAGTCTGAGCAAATCGATGAAACAATAAAAAAGTCATAGAAGCTCAAAAGTGGCTAACTGAATTCGGCGGAGAGAGGAGCGAAAAAGCAAAGTGGAAGAGAAAGCAATTAGGGCTTCCTGATGTTCCTGCGCCAGATTTCGACGGCGTCACTAACGAGCTCTTGATGGCTTACAGCATCATTTGTCGCAGCAGGCGATATGCGGGAATGGACGCTTATCCTCTGCCGATATCACTTGCTGATATAGATCAATATCTAGCGTCAAGGCCAACAGCACTTAGTCGCAGAGAGTTCGATGCTGCCATTTTTGCGCTTGATGATAATTTCCGAGCCGAGTGGATGAAAGAGCAGGAGCGGAAAGATAAGAAGTAGGGCAGCAATGCCCTAGGAGGATACATGAACATAATCAAAATCAAACCAACTCGTAACCAGCATTGCCCATGTGGTAGCGGAATTCGCTATAAGTGGTGTTGTGGGAAGTTGAAATAGGAGGGGTATGGCTAGCAAGAGGGAAATTCTATATGACTTAATTGAGTATAGGAAATCGGCGGATGCTTTGTATTATGATTTATATGAAGTTTCGACACTGGCATTAAAATTACTTGCTCCATTAGAACAAAAAGCACATAAATCGAGAACGGACGAAGATATGCAGTTTCTTGAGAAAATACATCAACTTACTCATAAGATAACAGATTGTATAAAACATTCGAATGAGTATGCGGAAGAGGGGCTTAAATCATATTCTCGCGCGCTTAGAAGCATTGGTGATTATTGATCATAAAACGAGTAGATGTCATTGTGTATGTATACAGTGGTTTGGTGTGTTCTGGTAGTATTTGATTGTGTTTTTGTATATACGTAATATGAGTTTTTACCAAGAAATGGTAAGGGTATAAAATCTTAACTATGTGTATATTGGTGTTTCTTGTTGAGTCGTTGCGAGTTTCTTTGATTCACATTTGGTTGTTTATCTACTTTTAGTGGTGTATTCTGTATATACAGATTAACCCTGTCGGTCAAGAATCATACATGAAGCTCTTAATTTCATCAAAGATTAGACAGAAGTTGGCTGGCAAGATCCCGCCAGTTAATGAAGATGACATATTGCAATGTTTCTCTAATCGCTCTGGTCATTTCCTTGAGGATACAAGGGAAGATAATAAGACAGACCCAGCAACTAAGTGGTTCATATCCGAAACTGATTATGGCGTGACTTTAAAGATAGTATTTATCTTTTACCCTGACAAAGGGGTTGCCATAAGAACGGCATACAAGCCAAATGATGAAGAACTGAGAATTTACCAAAAATACGCAGGAAAAATAAAATGAGCAAGCAAACTGATAAGCAAGCAAAAAATCTGATCGCATCGACTGATGAAGCGTGGGATAACCGTGAGCTTGGTTGCAGCGAGGCTCACGTTAAAGTATCTGATGATATTACTGAGGAGCTAATTAATGATGCTCTTGAGTTACAACCGATATCGATAAGATTAAATAGGTCTCTGATAGAAGACCTTAAAATGATAGCTGAGCTAAATGGACTGGGTTACCAACCATTAATTAGGCAGGTCTTGAATAGGTTTGCAGACTGTGAGAAGAAAAGAATTCTTGCAGAGTTTCACTCAAGAGAGATGAAAAAAGCAAAGGCCAGCCAAAGGAAGAAGGTTGCGTAACGCAATTAGAAAATTAAAACTAACCCACTCCGGTGGGTTTTTTGTTGCCTAAAGTTTTATTTTGTAGTCTTTGTATAGTCTTTTTTCAAAATCCAAGAATCGGCGCTTTAGTGTCGATTTAGCTAATGTCGAAGAAAAATAGTCAAGAGGGATTAGATTCGCTGAGCCTAAGTTATCGATAATAAAAAATCTTCCATGCGGTGAGTGTCCTAACTGATAAACAATATTGTAAGTTTTTAGAGTCATCGATACGATGGATTCACTGAAAACTTTCTTTTTGAACTCACTATACGCAATTTTCATGTTACTTTTATGTTTCAGAAACACGCTTTTATTGCTCAGGTAATAATCTAAAGTTTGAGATGTATTCCCATTTTTATCTTTTATCAATTGAAATATATAGCCTAGGCCACGGTCTGTTTCTTGTGTTCCATAATATTGAGATACAGTGGTTACGTTTTTATTTTTTCTAGCCAATAACTTGTAATAACGGACTTCTCGTAATGTTTCTTTATCATCACGATCACTATGATGAACCTTGATACATAAGTCAGAATAATCAGGGTGTTGATAACATGCACGTTGGCGACCTGATGCGATTAGAAGGGAAGAGGGAAGATGGATTCTTTTGTTAAATAGTCTGTTCATAGCAATAGCCGCTTTCATAATGCGATATAGATGTTGTGTAGGTTTATATATTAATCATATTTTGGTTAAGTAAAGCATTGTACTTACTTTTGCTATGAAATGTAAGTTCGGTGTTTGCTTCAATTTGCACTCCCGCTACAGTGGGAACCTAGCCCGTCTTTGGGCTTGTGATGAATGTATGTGCTTTAGTTTGAAATGATGTATAATTTGTATGCACATTTGTATCTATGAGGCAACAAACCATGATTTCAGAGGCTATTATGATGGCAATGCTATCAAATCCAACAGATAAAAAAGATGTGGATTCAGGCTTGGCCAATTTGGCTATGTCTATAGCTACTATTGTCGATAAAAAGGCAAAGGGTGATGTATCGCCAGATGAAATTATGGATTTAATTGTTGATGGCAAGACTGTGCTAACAACCCTTGTAGCTTCAATCGATGAAGTAATAACTTTACTTGATGACCCAACAAAAGATGACATAAAAAAACATGCAGGTAATAACCCAGAAGATGTAATGCATGAGTTGGAGCGGGTGATTAAGCATGGTAATAATGCAGTTATGATGATTGAGGCAATGTATAGCATTGCTAAAACTACCAAGGCTTTTCATCCATTTGAAAGCATAGCTGATGGTTACTTTAAAGAAGTTATTCTTAAAATGACTGCACTAAGAAACCATACACAAGCACTTTATAGACAATTTAATCAGCATATTAACCAGTTGCCTGCAATGGTAGAGGAAGATGGGTTTAGCGACGAGGATATAGCCTTATTTAATTCCTCAATTGCTGAATTTAATCGAGATCTGCTTGCTGGTAACTTGCAATGCCAATAGTCACAATCACGCCTAGATATAAAGATAACGGTGTTTATCGGAAGTATGCAGCTAAGCTATCAGCGGCTCTTAATGGCTCATCCCTCTCTGGGTATGTGGGTAAATTTGCTGATTTTAGGAATAGCGCCATAGCGCGTCAGTCATTCATTGAAAAGGTTCATATAAGAACTCCAAATGAAAAACCTTGGGATAGCCAAATTCGACAGGCTGTTAGAGTGAGCGATAACTTTTTAGTGTTTTGTAAGCACTGTATGTACGATGATTATTACCAAATTCTGGCAATCATAACTCCTGATGCACATGCTCGTTCAGATGCATTGCTTCCAATATTGGCAGATATGGCAGAAGCTCATTTTCATTCTTTATCACTTAAAGAGTTAGCTGAATTAGAGCAATTCTAGTTAGCCCGTCCATGGGCTTGTAATCCAGATCACACACTACGCCTCTTAACTGAGGTATTTTGTATTAATAGGTGAAACCGAATTTACTAGATATAAAATCAATCTATACTGTGTTTTTATACAACTATTGGTTGGTGCGGGTTGTGATCATAAAACCAGTGTTTTTTTTCACAGATGTATAAATTTAATTTATGTCATAAAATCAGTGCAATTATTACTTTCTTTATAGGTGTGCTAATAAATGACTGATGTGATTGAAAACGAAAGTATAGTTGAATGCCCTGAATGTGGGAACTCGCATGGAAATACTGAGTTATGTGAGTGTGGATATGACCCTGAGCTAATTAATAATAAAAACAGAGCGGAATATTCACCGAAGCATGCATTGACGTCAACATTAGATTTGGTTCCTAGCAATAATGGGCCAGTGTTTGCGAGTAAAACTGGTTTGGAGTGGGAGTTAGATTCTGATGATGTGGTGCAATTCATTGGGCAGGCAGATAAAAAATTTATGCGAAAAAGGAAAAGTCATGGAGTGATAAAAAAAGATCTTATGCCGCTTAATACCCCAAATGTCTTTTTAGATTACTTAGCAGGAAAGCTTAATTTTACCTCGTTTGTTAATTCAGTAATGAAGTTAATGCAAAGAGAGGCAAATGAAGATAGGGCAAAATTAGTTGGCGGTAATTTCGTATTTATACATTATCAGGTAGATCAAGATAAGGAAAGTGATGGCAGACTTTTGATTCTAATGGTGGATAAAAAATCAGCATTTAATTTTGATAGCAACCTTATTCCAGAAAAAATTCCATCAATTAACATAGATGCGTTACGGCAGGCTGTATTGATTGATTTGACTTTGTTTAAAGCTTCTTACCCAAATAACGATGGCGAACCTTATTTGCATTTCATTTCAGGGAAATCAAAAAGTGAATTTTTCAAACGTGCTTTAGGGTGCGACCCTAAAGTTGACAATAATAGAAGTATTCAGAATGTCAGTATTGCGTTTGATGATTTTTCTGAAAAAATGAAAATAAAAGCATTGGATAAGATAAGAGTCAATAAAGCAATAGAAGACCTGCTAAGAGAGAAGGCTAAAGATCCGATAGATAAGAAAATATCAATTGAAGATATTGCTGACTGTGTGGCAAAAACACTGCCAAAGAGAAGGGATATAGCTAAGAAATTTGTACAGTTTGTCGACCAAGGTGAATATTTAATTGATGACTTTTTTGAGCCAAGTAGGGATTCAAATAAGGAATTTGGGCAGATAAAAATAGTTGATGAGGATAGAGACTATGAAATTACATTTGATATTGACTCTATAAGCGATGACAAAGATTCTGGGGCAAAGATAATCTACAATAGAGATGATGGTGTAATAACAATTAAGCTAGCCAGAACAAGTAGGGATCAGATAAACAGGAAAATACCTCAAAAGTGAAGATATGACCATGAATCACAATGAAGATTTATTAAAACTAGTGGATTACTTAACTAACTCTCAGATAACAAGTGATGAGGGTTTTGCAATTATAGAGTGCGATCTAGATAGTGATTCATTGTCAAAGTATGCAGAGCTTTTGACTCATTTTGGTATTATAGATATCGATAGTTGTGAATCAAATCAAATTATCTTTAGTTTGCGATCAAATAATTTCAAAAGTGATACATGTATTTACTCATCATTAGATACCTTTTGGGTTAAATGCTCAAATAATGGAGAGTACAATCCTAACTATATAATTTTACAAGAGAAAATATTTTTTAATTCAAATAATGACTCAGTGAAAAAAATTGACCTATTCTTGCAATGGAAAAGAGTATTATCAGCTATTGCGAACCATACCGTTGAGAGTAAGTACATTCTCTATATTCCAAATAGTGATGGTGGAAAGGAATTGGTTTTGAGTTGTCATGATTATCTAGGTTCTGTATTACATCTAGAGTTCTCAATTGATTCACAAAAAGCATCAGATGAATTATTAAAAATATTAAGTTTGCAGGATGCCCAACAAAAAGAGCGTATATCTATATTAAGAAGTGCAATTTATGATGTAGTGAGTGGTAAGGATGATGATATCAGTGATAGGGATATATTTAACATTATAAATAAAGGAAGAAGGATTTATGACAGATATAATGATTTGCTTGATTTGTATACAAAAAGATTTTCAGTAAATAAAATTTTATCAGAGTTAGAGCAGAAGCAGCTTGAATATACATCAAAAATCAATGATTTTGTTTCATCTAGTCAAAGTAAAGCGTTTGCTATCCCCGGTGCATTAATTGCAGTTGGTGGGCTTGCAAAGTCAGGTGGTTTTCTAGACTCATTACTCATATTTATAGGGTTGTATTTGATATACAGAGTGACTTACATTTCAAATGAAATACTGATTGATTCATATAACTCATTGAAAAATAGTCTAGATGATTTAATTAAACGATACTCTAAATTTGACGAGGGTGCTGAAGTTAGAGATGCTGCATCTAAAATAGAATTGGATATAAAAAATAAAATAGGTAAGGCAAAAGATAGAATCGAAAAGATTAATGACATGGGCGTGATCATGTTAGTTGTAGGTGCTGGCTACTTAATTATGAAGTGGCTGATGTCCCCATAGTATGCTTATTAATTTTTAACCTGCTTAGGCAGGTTTTTTGTTTGCTTCAATTTGCACTCCCGCTGAGCTAACATTACTGAAACTAATTGATGGGATGGTGAGATGAAAAGAATATTAGCAGTGGCTGCGGTGATCGCTTTGTTGGTTGGCTGTGACAGCAAACCAGATGCCCCATTCGGCTTGAAGTGGGGGCAGAGCATGGATAGTGTCGGCTTTATTAAAGATGGTGATTGTGAGAAGAAGCAAGACGAAACAGTTTGTGTATTTGGTAATTCAACGCCATTTAATGAGCAATCTAATGATAATGCATTAAAATTCAATGATGAAGGCCTTTTTAAGGTCATGTCTATCTCCATTGGAGGGTCGGCATACCAACCAGATTTTGAGGATTTCAAAAGCAAGCTAAAAAAAGAGGTCGATTTTTTAAATTCCATTGATTTTAACAAAGAGGCTCTAGCTGGTATTACTGAAAAATGCAATATAGCAGATACTTGTGATGACATAGAAGTATCATCTAAAACTAGTAAAGGGAGTGCAGAGGTGGAAATATGGAGAAGCGCTCACGACGGAGACCATCAGCTAGTGGTCACTTTCAGTAAATAGCTAACAAACAAATCAAATAAACCCTGCCAATCGGCGGGGTTTTTTGTTCTAGGAGATAGGAACTATGATCATTCATTCAGCATATGTACACCATAACGGGTTATTTGTCTGTGCTAATAGAGAAAGTGATTTTTGGGTGTTGCTCAGTCGCTCACTAGGTTGGGGGAGGTTCACTAAGGCAACTAGCGGAACATTTCAGCCAAATACTTTTGAATTAGTGGAAGTGCGCTCGGCAGAGCTAGAACCGCCTTCACCGTTAATTCATTCGTCAAATGTGTTATGGCACTTGCCGGAAGCTCTCGAAGTTTTGCAATCAGTCCCTTCTTCTCATCTTCTGGAATATTTGAGGCAGAGATGATTGCTTCTAGCTGAGACAGTGTGTCAGCGTGAATTTTGATGGTTTGAATGTTTAGGATGGCGCTTAATCCTCCATCATCCCTGAGAAAATCGATTCCCTTACTAGTGATTCTTGTTTTGTAAGAGTTTATTTCGACATCTCCGCCAATATATGAATGAAATCCTGTTTCAATAAGATTATGACCAAGGAGATATTGAAGATTCGCAACTAGGTTATTCATTGATCCAAACTTTTCAGCGAACTCATGTAAGCTTTGGTTGCTAGGGGTGTCAGGCGACAAATCATATAAGTGTTGTAAAAACTCTCGTTGCAATGCTCTATCAAATTTATCAGTCATTGTGTAGCTCGTCTTGGTTAAGGATAGTTAACTATAAGTCTACCGAATTGAATTAGAAATGCTGATATTTGACCAGTAATTAGAATGTTATTTTTTAGCTAAAGGCCTCGTCGCATTTGACGGGGCTTTCTTTTTTCTAAAGGAAAGCAAAATGTCAGAACAATCATCAAGACTTGTCATTATCTTAGATAGCTCGGGTGCTCAAAGAAACTCAGAAAGCTTAGCTGATGCCCTAAATCGCTTGACAGCGCAAGGGGAACGCGCGACAGGGGCAACAGACAACCTAGGTTTTTCATTCAAACGCCTTGCAGCATCGGCAGCAGGTGCGCTATCTATCGGTGCAGTTATAAAAATAGCCGACGATTGGGGGCAAGTTGCAGCACGAATTAAAATGGCTCTCAAGTCAGTAGAAGGCGATATCAAGAATTACGCAGATATCCAAGAGCGTTTTTTGGAGATAAGTAACCGTAACGGTAAGAATATTGAAGATGTTCAGTTACTTTATATTGGCGCTGCAACATCAATGCAAGAACTTGGGTATAACACTACACAGACTATTGATTACATTGAATCTTTATCATCTGCAATGACTGCCAACGCGTCAAGTGCTAATGAAGTCATGTCGATGCAAAACGCGCTAAATAAAGCGATGGTCGCAGGGAAAGTCGCTGGTGAAAACTGGAATTCAATTATGAATGCCACACCAACCCTGCTGGGCGACATCGCTAGACAGCTAGAAAAGCAAAATGGAGGGATTAAAGTAACCGAAGCTCAAGTTAAAAAAATGGCGGCAGAGGGTAAGATCTCGTTTAAGCTATTTGCCGATGCAGTGATGGCAGCAAAAGACGCCAATAATGCGCTAGCTGATTCAATGGATAACACCGTTGCAGATGGCTTTAACAGGGTAATAAACTCCGCTAAAGCTTATTATGGTGAGCTAAACCAAAGTCTCGGCATCACTCGCTCGATGTCTGCTGGGTTGGCTGTATTGAGTGATAATTTTAGTGCCGTTTCAACAGTAATCACTAGCGTTGTAGGGATAGGCGTTGCCCGCTATTTTGGCAATATGGCAACTTCAATGAAGAATGCTGCCAAAGAAACGATAAATCAGACTCGGACTGCAAAAGAAAACGCAAAAGCTCAACTGGATGTGGCAACTCAAGAACAGAGGAGGGCTGCCGCGGCAGTGAGGAATGCTCAGTTAGACAGAGCGAGACTACAGAATGACATCAACAGGAATGCCAGAACTCGCCAAAGCGCATTGTTATCTGCCGAGTACACAGCAGCACTCTCGCGAGAAAGAGCCGCAAAACTTGCGTTAGTTCAAGCTAATAACTCCGTTGCAGCATCACAAGAGCGACTCAATACTGTTACATCGATTGGAGCTAGAGTAACGGGAATGCTACAAGGTGGTCTTGCGTTGCTTGGCGGCCCCGTGGGCTTAACGATGCTTGTTGCTGGTGGTATGTATATGTTTGCTCAAAGTATGGAGCAAGCAAAACGGGATGCAATAGAGTTATCCAGAGGGTTAGATGGTTTAGTTGATAAGCTCAAGGAAATGACACGAGAGCAAAAACTGGTAAAAATAGGAGAGATTGAAGACGCCATCCCTAAACTAGAGGCCGCACAAAGACACGCAAGGATAGAGTTTGTTGATGGGCACTATGAAAGGGAGCTTAGAAAAAGCAAAAAAGCTCTTGATGAAGCAATAGTTGGGACAAAAGAGCATACATTTGCACTGAAGAAGTTTGAGGAGGCCTCCAGAAATTACGAAGTAGCTCTAGCAAAAAAAACTCAGGCGGAGGCGGATTTAAGTAGAGCGAAAAACACTTCTGCTTTAATCCAAGCAGACCTAAACGGCAAGCTGCTGCAAGGTGCGGATTTGCTAACCGCGCACACTCGTTCAGTGCTACCAAATGGTGCTGAAGCATTTAAAAGCTTTGGTCTTAATGTGAATGCAGCAGCTAATGCGCTGGGCAAATTTAACTCTGCCTACTTGACGTTAAGTTTTACTGAAGGTGGTGCAAAATTAAAGCAGCAGCTTGAGCGCGATATAGAACTTGCATCATTAACAGGTGAAGCCAAAGCAAGAAAGCAAGCGGAGTATATGGCAAGGGATGCTGGAGAAACTGCCCCCGAGAATATCCTAAAACTCCAAGACTTAGCGGCGGAAAGATATAGAGAGGAAGAGCGTCAACGCAAGCTGCTTAACTCTCAAAACAAGACTTATACAGAATCCGCAGCACAAAAAAGGCTATCTAGTCTTCTGGAACAAAACGCAGCACTTAAGCTTCAAAGTGAAATTGGCGATAAACTTGGCGCACAGCAACTAGCGTTGGTTAAGTGGAACCAAGAAATCGCAGAAATTGAGAAAAATAAAGCAAAAGGAAAACGACTAACGGATGACCAAAAATCACTATTAGCCAATAAAGCGTTGATTACGGCTGAGTTAGAACGTGCCGCTGAATACGAAAAAATCATCCAGCGCAAGGAAGCCGAAGTCAAAATTGCTGCCTACAACAAGCAACTAATGGAGGAAACAGCTCAGGCGCAAATGCAATACGAACAAACGCTTGAAATGACAGGGAAAGGCTCTCTAGAGCAAGGAAGGCTGCAAGAGAAGTTTCAGTTACAGAATGAGTTTCAGAAAAAACAAGTGGAGTTACTTAAGCAATATCAAGACAAGTCCACAGGTATGACAAAGGAGATGTACGAGAAGGAAACGCAATTCTTATCTGAGCAACTACAAAAGAGGTTGGCGATTCTCGACGAGTTCCACACTAAGCAAAATGGACAGAGAGAGAACTGGAAGCTTGGCCTTCAAAAAGGCTTTGCTGAATTCCAAGAACAGGCCACTGATGTTTACGGTAACGTATCACAAATCAGCCAATCTGCATTTCAGGGTATGAGCGACAGTCTCTCTGATTTTGTATTGACGGGCAAAGCTAATTTTGCTGATTTCACTCGCTCATTCTTAGAAATGACCACTAAGATGTTAATGCAGATGGCCATGTTAAATGCTATGAAAGCGGCATTTGGTGGCACGGTTGTAGGTAATTTCTTGGGGTTAAAAGGTCACTCGGAAGGCGGCTACACTGGCGATGGCGGCAAGTATCAACCGATGGGCATCGTTCATGGTGGAGAGTTTGTATTCACAAAAGAAGCCACGCAACGATTAGGCATTGCCAACCTTTATCGGCTAATGGATTACGGTCAAAAAGGGTACGCTTCTGGCGGCTATGTTGGTGGTTCTGCTCCGATGTCAGTTACACAACCAACCGCATTTATCGCTCGCAACCCTCAAATTGCTGGTGGTGGAACCAACATCAACATTAATATGGGTGATATAAAGCTAGATAATGGCGGGCAAATTCAGCAATCGCAGTCAAATCAAATGAACACAAACGCAGTAAAACGCGAATTCCAGCAAATGATAGAAGTTGGGGTTAATAATTTACTTAAAAACCCAGCATCTGCATTATCAAGAACAATCAAAGGTAATTAAGAGAGGTAGTTATGAAAATTGAAGTGGGGTTTCCTAGAAAAACATTTATGCACAATAACACTCCAGCTAATAGCCTGGTGTTACTTGCTAGTATTCCAGCTGTTGAAGTGGATATTTATATTCATAATGAATCAGACAATGACAACATTACTCACAGCACCCCTCATCTAAAGTTAGTATACCAGGAGAAACTTGATATGCAGGCGAGCTTTGAAGATGTTTCAGAAAGAGCCATGCAATGGGCAAAGACTGAGTTAAAAAACTTTATTACCAATGCAAGTTGAGGCACATGCGAGTGCCTCATTGTTATTTATTTTAGTAATTTCGCCAGATCATTATCTATCGCACCTCTTGAACGGGAGTCGACGTTTTTATTGATCAAGCCTGCAAGCTTTTTCTTTGCCTCGTCAGGGTCGTTAGACTCGGATATTAAAAATTCAATTATTGATAGATTTATAGCATGGTTTAAGCAAACCTTTTGATATAAAAAAGTTTCTTCTTGAGTGAAATTCATTCTATTTAATATGTTCATTTAATTCTCCACCGAAGTAAATCAGCCATTCCTTCGGTTAAATTCACAGGGCTGAACTTTTACCATAAACCAAATTTAACTATTGAAAATCCTGATATTTGATCATTAGGCGGCTTTATGCCGTCTTTTTTCGAGGTAAACCATGATTGAAGAATTTAAGTGGCGAATGCAAACGCAAGAAACGCCAACGGGTGAGTTCACTCATCGAATAAAAGAAGTCACTTTTGGCGATGGGTACAAACAAGTCGCGGGCGATGGAATTAACACGGAATCACAGTCATGGCCTTTTACTTACACAGGAATGAAAGATGAGGTGATGCCGATATTTAAGTTTATCCGTGAGCACACCGCAAAATCATTTATATGGACACCGCCATTTGGAGAAAAGGGGTTGTATCGCGTTAAGGCTGATTCAATCACGATGACCCCCATTGGTGGTCTTGCAGTCACTATCTCAGCAACATTCGAGCAGGCTTTTAGCGCATGAATATTACATCTGACATTCAAAAACTAGAATCGGGCAACAAGGTTCAACTTATCGAAGTTGATGGATCTGAATTTGATGGGCCGGTGCTTAGGTTTCATGCTTACAACCTACCTCACACACCAGAAGAGATTGACGCCGCAGATGGTGACATCAAGCCAAAATCTATCTGGTGGCAAGGCAATGAGTACGGTGCGTGGCCTTATGAAATTGAGGGCATGTCAAAAAATAGCGATGGTAGCCCGCCAAGGCCAACATTGAGGGTTGCTAACATCGATGGGCTGATATCGTCATTGTGTTTGCAATTTGACGACATGGCCTTAGCCAAGGTCACTATTTATGAAACTTTTGCTCACTATCTTGATGCTAAAAATTTCACGGATGGCAACCCAACCGCTAACCCAGACGAATGCTTTAAACAAGTTTATTACATCGATCGTAAAACTAATGAGGTGGCTGGTGAAGCTGTTGAGTTCGAGCTTTCTACCCCGTTTGATTTACAGGGAATAATGATACCCGTTCGCCAGATACATAATCTGTGCTATTGGTGCATGAAGGGTGATTATCGAAGTGGTCGCGGGTGTAACTATACTGGCACAAAGTACTTCAATGAGCGAGGGGAGCCAGTTGATGATCCATCACTAGATAAATGTGGTGGGCTTATCAGTGACTGCAAAAAACGTTTTGGCGAAAATGAACCTTTGGACTTCGGAGGTTTCCCAGCAGCGGGGTTAATACGATGATCACAAAGAAATTAACTGAACTGATATTTGAGCATGTGAAAGCCGAATATCCCAAAGAAGCTTGCGGAGTTATCTGTCAGAAAAGTCGAGTTAAAAAATACTTTCCTTGTCGCAATCTTTCAGATAACCCAGCAGAGCATTTTGAGCTTTCTCCAGAAGATTACGCTCTTGCTGAGGACTGGGGTGAGCCAATAGCAGTTGTGCACAGCCATTGCGGTGATGGTGTAACGACTCAACCTAGCGAAATCGATAAATTACAGTGTGATGCAACGGGATTGCCGTGGGTTATTGCATCGTGGCCAGAGGGCGACATCCGAGTTATTCAACCTCGAGGTGAGCGCGAATTAGAAGGACGGCCATTTGTGCTCGGTTATGCTGATTGTTGGTCGCTCATTATGGACTACTACCGACAAAAGCACGGCATTGAGTTGCATAACTACAGCGTCGATAGGCATTGGTGGGAAGAAGGCGAAAACCTGTATATGGATAATTACCAAAAAGCAGGTTTTGTTGACGTCACTGGCGAGCCGAAAGAGGGTGATATGATCATCATGCAAGTGCAAGCCGATGTGCCTAATCACGCTGGTGTTATCTCTAATGGAATGCTGCTACATCATCTTTATGGCCAACTCAGCAGGTTGGTTCCCTACAGCGATTATTGGCGCGATCGGACGGTTAAAATTGTTCGGAGGAAAGAGTTTGTATGAGCCTAAAAACAATACGTCTATATGGCGTTCTTGGCGCAAAGTTTGGGCGTGAACACAAATTAGATATAGATTCCCCTCGTGAAGCCATAAAAGCATTGTCAGTGCTCTATGACGGCTTTGAGCAATTCCTTGCGAATGCACACCTCAAAGGGCTGGAGTTTGCCGTATTTAAAGGTAAGCGCAATATTAGTGAAGATGAATTACATCTTGATACCACAGAAGATATCCGCATAGCACCAATCATTAAAGGAAGTAAACGAGGCGGATTTTTTCAAACAGTACTGGGTATCGCTATGATTGGGCTTGCGGTCTGGAACCCTGCATTTTTAGCTATGTCAGCTACCACCAATAGCGCTTTAATGCTAGGCGGGGCAGCAATGGCAATTGGCGGTATCGTTCAGATGCTATCCCCACAACCGCGTGGTTTATCCATACGCCAAGACGCCGACAATAAACCGTCTTATGCCTTTGGTGGCACAGTCAACACCACTGCGCAAGGTAATCCTGTGCCGCTATTTTATGGGCTAGACCGACGCGAAATCGGCGGCGCTATTATCTCTGCAGGGATATATACCGAAGATCAGCAATAACAACAATGAATTTCAGAATAGCCACTTATGTGGCTTTTTTTATGGGTGAAATATGGAAACGATATACGGTGCAAAAGGTGGTGGCGGTGGCGGACATACGCCCGTCGAATCAAAAGACAGTTTGCTATCCGAATCTACCGCAAAAATTCTGTTAGCGATTTCAGAAGGTGAAATAGCAGGTGGGTTGGATGATACGCGGATCTTTCTTGATGATACCCCCATTGGTAATGCGGATGGCTCTAAAAACTTTGAAGGAGTGACGTGGGAGTTCCGTGCGGGTAGTGAGCATCAAGAATACATCCAAGGTATCCCCTCCGTTGATAACGAAATCGCGGTGGGGATGGAGCTGAAAGATGATCAGCCGTATGTCAGAAGCATCAATAATACGCAATTGTCCGCTGTCCGCATTCGTTTTTCTGCGCCGCAATTTATGCAACAGCATGATAATGGTGATACGACTGGCTATCGTGTGGATTATATCATTGAGCTTTCGACGGATGGTTCGGGGTATAAGGAGGTCATCAAATCGGCATTTGACGGTAAAACGACCAGTGAATACCAACGAACACATCGCATTGAATTACCTAAAGCGAATACAGGCTGGCAATTGCGTGTTCGCCGGCTCACTAAGAATCAGAATACCGCCCGTATTGCCGATAAAGTGACAATTGCCGCCGTTGTGGAAGTCATTGATGCAAAACTGCGTTATCCAAATACCGCACTGCTATTTATCACCTTCAACTCCCGTCAATTTAATAACCGTATCCCAAAAATCAGTGTACGGCCTAAAGGTGGGTTACTGATTAAAGTGCCAACGAATTACGACCCGATTAATCGCACATACTCTGGTGTATGGGATGGAACATTTAAGCTTGCAGCAACCAATAATCCAGCGTGGGTGTTTTATGACTTGGTTTTAAATAACCGCTACGGTTGTGGTGATCGCATTAATGCTTCACAAATTGATAAGTGGGAACTGTATAAGATTGCACAATATTGCGATGAAATGGTGCCAGATGGGCGCGGTGGAGATGGAAAAGAGCCTCGCTTCTTGTGTGATGTTTATATTCAATCACAAGAGGCTGCCTATACCGTTTTGCGTGATATTGCCGCGATATTTAGAGGGATGACGTACTGGTCTGATAACAAAATAAATGTTGTCGCTGATATGCCTGAGCCAGTTTTTAGAGTGTTCACAAATGCAAATATTGTCGGTGGTAAGCCAACATATTCAGGCGGCAGCATTCAAAACCGTTATACTCAAGCATTAGTTTCCTTTACCGACATTGATAATCACAGCAATGATGATGTTGAAGCCGTTGCAGATTTAAAGCTTCAGCATCGATATGGTGTAAGAAAAACAGAGCTATCCGCCATTGGTTGTACCCGTCGCAGTGAAGCCAATCGTCGTGGTCGCTGGGCATTATTGACGAACGCGAATGATCGTATGGTCACGTTTGCGACAGGGCTTGAAGGCGCGATACCTTCTCCTGGTCATATTATCGGGTTAGCCGATTCAACATTGGCAGGTCGTAGCACTGGCGGACGTATTTCCTCTGTTGATGGTCGCAAGATTACGCTTGATAGAACGACCTCTATTAAAGTGGGGGATCGCTTAATTGTGAACTTGCCCGATGGTAAATCAGAAGGGCGAACCGTTACGGCCGTGAATCAAAAAGTTGTCACCGTTTCAGTTGAATATTCGCAAGTGCCGCAAAAAGAAGCGGTATGGGTGGTTGATTCGGATGATTTAGCTATCCAGTTGTACCGCGTTATTAACATCAGCGATAACGGTGATAATTGCGTATTACCATGAAGGAGATCGGTGAGTAACATTGATGAAGATCGGTTCGTGTCACTTTCACAGAACCATTGTTACATTAACTTCACTGATCTCCTTCGGTCAACAAGGTTTGCATTTTTCGCATTGATTCTCCTTTAAGGTCTATCTTGACGCTCCCGTGAACCAGCCTATCCAGGATGGCATCCGCATGCGTTGAGTCCCCGATCATCTTGTACCAGCTTTCCACCGGTAACTGGCTCACAACAATGATAGAACCTCGCTGGTACATCAGATCCACTATTTCCAGTAGATCGCTGCGTTGTTCTGACGACAGAGGCTCCAGCCCCCAGTCGTCCAGAATCAGCAGATCGCTGTGATTCAGTTTTGTCAGCAGTTTGCTATAGCGTCCGTCCGCATGTCCCTGGTAACACAGATCCATCAGCGCCTTCAGACGGTAGTAATAGACCTTATATCCTTGTCGGCAGGCATTGTGGCCGAGCGCACAGGCCAGATAGGTTTTGCCACTGCCTGTCGCCCCCGTCAGCAACAGGTTTTGTTTAAGGTTCAACCAGTTTCCCTGACCGAGCGAACGGATGAGGGGCTTATTCAGGCCCCTGCTGCTTCGGTAATCCAGTTTTGATAACTCGGCGCTAAGTCTGAACCGCGCCTGTTTCACCAGGCGCTCTGCTTTCCTGTTTTCGCGGCAGGTCAGTTCTTCTGAAGCCAGTAATGACAGGCGTTCTTCGAACCCCAGCTCCAGGTATGCACCAGGTTGTGCGATCTGGTTTTTTAGGGCATCGAGGAAGCCTGTGAGTTTCAGTTCAGCGAGTTGTTCATAAAGATGGTTCATTATTGGCTTCCATATCAGTGGTAGTATTTACTGCCGCGAACGTTTTCATGTTCCAGCGTTGATAGCAGGTCAGGTTTGTTTTCAGGAACAGGCTGTTTATCCAGACCTTTTTCCAGGATCGATTTTATTCCCGCAAGCCGCCATACCTGAGTTTTCAACGCTCGTGCACAGGCTGCGTTAAGTCTGGCCTTGCTGTATTTTTTATGAAGGTTCAGGAGACCCAGGCAGAACCGGTAACTTTGCTCAGGGTGCGGGCGTGAGCTCAGGATGTGAAGGACGTAGTCATAAGTTTCACTGCCAACGCGCCCGGCCCACTCCAGAAGCCGTTCCGGGGTCCAGGTGGCATGCTGACGGTGAGCTTCCGGCATATGCTCTTCACGGGTACTGTAGCCATAGTTTCGGTTTCGGGGATGTGTCGCCACTTCCTGCCCCTGATTAAACAGTCTGACCAGTTCACCCGAGATCCATGCTTCTAGCTGTAAGCCCAGCAGTGAACTGGGTACTGAGTAGTAATGTTTGTCAATTTCCACATGGTAATCCGCATGGACTCTGACTTGTTTCACCAGAGTATAGCTGTAACCTGCCTCAGGAAGGGGGTTCAGCGCAGGTTTATCAAGTTGGTTGAAGAGCTCTGCTCGCGAACATCCTAGTTTCTGCATGACCTTGCTATTCAGCCTTTCCAGTAACTCCCTGATACGCTGGTTAAGTGATACTAGGCTGTAGAAGGTTTCATGCCTGATACGGGCCATGATCCAGCGTTCAACAACCTGAACACCGACTTCTGCTTTAGCTTTATCTTTTGGTTTACGTGGTCGCGCTGGTATCACTGCAACATTATAATGCTCAAGCATCTGCTGATAGGTTGGATTAACGTCAGGATCATACCTACAGGCCCGTGACGTGGCGCTTTTCAGATTGTCTGGAACAACAAGCTCAGGAACACCGCCCAGCCACCGGAAGCAACGAACATGGCTCATAACCCAGTCCTCAAGCTTCTGAGACCAAGTGGCCTCAGCCCATGTGTAACTTGACGCACCGAGAACAGCCACGATGATCTGCGCGGTTCTGATTTCCCCAGTATCAGGGTTGGTAATGTCAACGGTTGGCCCACAGTAATCAACAAAGAGTTTTTCACCCGCTTTATGGACTTGACGCATTGATGGTGAGGTGGTTTTTAGCCATTCTCGGTACATCCGGCAATAATGGTTATAACTGTAAAATCCGCCTGGATTACGTTCACTGTACTCTTCCCAGAGCAGTTGTAGCGTCACGCATTTATTACGTAGCTCTTTATGGATCGTAGCCCAGTCTGGCAGGGAGTGTTTTTTCATCTTCACCTGCGTTTGAAGGAACGCATGCTTTAGTGCAGTATCATCCCATTCTGCGGGCAATGGCCACTGCTTAATACCAAGCTGAGCCGCCCGGTTGGCATACCTAGATACAACGGAGGGGGATATCGCAAGACTACGGCCAATCTGACGATGGCTGAGTCCGGCACCATATTTAAGTCTGAGTATTTCTTTAAGTTTTCTCATAGATATTGGAGCTGTTGGCATAGGTATCCTTTACTGGAGTGGTAAAAGATACAGATCAACACACCTGTGAAGTTCTAATAACATTGATGGAGATCACCGAATAACAAAATGAGCCCAAAGTGATCTCCATCGATGTTATTCAGCGATCTGCTCAAATGTTATTACCCGATCTCAATGGATGTTATTGGGTGATCTCCATTCATGAAAATACGCAATAATACTTACACCATCTCAGGTGCTATCCATAACCCTGACAATTATGAGCATATCGATGCTGGTGCACGTATTGACGAAAGACCCATTACCGTTATACCACCCAAAGTACAGCCAGCGCCTAAAAATGTGCGTATTTCTTCATACACACAAGTAGACCAAGGCATTGCATTTACAACTTTAAGGGTTGATTGGGAAGCGGCTGAAAGTGCGATTGCGTATGAGGCGGAATGGCGTCGTGACAGCGGTAACTGGATAAATTCCCCGCGTACATCAACGCTGGGTTTTGAAGTTAATGGCATTTATGCAGGCCGTTATCAAGTTCGCGTACGGGCGATTAATGCGTCTGAAATTTCCAGCGTGTGGGCTAATGCGGAAGAAACTCAACTCAACGGAAAAGAAGGTAATCCACCAAAACCCTTAAATTTACGCGCTACTTCTGAGGTTTGGGGTATTACTCTCAATTGGGGCTTTGATGCGAACACGAGCGACACGCTAAAAACAGAGTTGCAGTATTCGCCTGAAAATACCGCTGATTCTATGCAGTTACTTGCGGATGTGCCGTACCCGCTCAAATCCTATCGTATGTCAGGCCTTAAAGCTGGGGTGCGTTTCTATTTTCGCGCAAGGCTGGTAGATAAAAGCGGGAATCAGTCAGAGTGGACGAGCGCTGTTCTTGGTGAATCATCAACGGATGTTGACGGTATTCTAGAAGTGGTTGGTGATAAATTCCTCACCAACGAAGCAGGCAAGCAGATGCAAGAGCAGATTGACTTTAGCAAAGAAGCGATTGCAGAGCTTGAGCTTGATGCTATTGATGTGAAGCAGAAAGTTGTCAGCATTGATAGAGATGTTGAAGCTGTCAACGAAGCGGTGATGATGAACACTCAGTTCACGACGGAAGTTCATTTCAGCTTGAAAGAAGAGGTTGCTGATAGAAAAGCTGAGATATTCCGCATTGAGCAAGTGCAAGTCACTGACAGAGAAGCGGCGGCGCGCTGGCAAGAGCAAATCACCGCAAAAGTCGATTATAACGCATCTGAAATCCTGAATATTAAGGATGCTCAGTCGAGTTATGAGAAAGCAACAGCGCAGCAAATCAGTCAAGTGAAAGCTGATGTCGATGGTGTTAAATCACGCGTCACAACAGTCGAAACAGCAACCGCCGATTTAAAGCAATCGCAAGCGAAGTTTGAACAATCAACTACAGCTGAATTCGGCGAGATGCGCGGCTATATCACGCACTTTGAGACGTCATTGTCAAATGTGGAGCTTGCAGTTTCAGAAGCGATTATGCAGACGACAGCTCAAGTGAATCAGCACAGC